TGGTATGTTGAAGGAAAGCGATGTCATGCTGTCCTTTGCTTTCGCAAAGGACAAACAATAACAAAGAAACCTATTGAATCTAAAACAGAAGCATATAAAATGATGTGCGATAACCTATCAAAAGGAACTTGTTCATGGGTGGAGAAGTCGAGATGACACTATATTCAATTGGTATGCTTATTGATACCCTAGACGAGAAAATTGGAATAGGTAGAATTTTAAACAAGCGAGATTGTCTTCCAACTGAGCCCATTGATTATTGGGGCAATCATACTAAAAAACAGCCAAAGCCATGTATAGATGGATATCTTACAACAACATATACATGTTCTTTTCCTAAGATAAAGGAAATTTTTGAATACGAAGAAGACTATTTGTTATATTGTCTAAAACAAAAACTAATCAAAATATATAAGCAGGAAAATGATTCGCTTTGGAATGAAAGAAAAAAAATAAAACTTGGTGTAGGAGATTTGTTAATCATTGATGGAATGCCATTGCTAATAACAAAAATTAACAATGATATGCTTCGTTGTTTAAATCAATATGATTGTGATTGTACGTTTTTTGCTCATTCATGTTCTAGGAAAATTAGTTTGAGTTTTAGAAACATTGAAGAGTTGAAATATATGAAAGTTTTTGATTTCCCTAGCAGGGTGGACATTATCAAGAGAAAAAATATAAAATATGACTGTCAAATATAACCCTCATTCAATGAGAACAATTTCTGCCTTCAATGAAGGGGATCTTATTTTTATAAAAAAAGATCCAGGTTTGGCATTATATTTTCCAGGACAATCTCACTCAGACATTGTTATTTTGTTATGTTCGAAACGATATTTATCTAGGGAAGAGTTTGACAGAAAGAATATGATTCCTTATATTGAAACATGGATTTATACATACAGAAACATAGGCCACACTTGGATTAAACTTCCTCTCAAAACTGGCAATATTGTTGAACAAGAATTACAAAGTATTTTAATCGAAAGAAACTATCGAGTAATATCTAAAAAGATTCCAAATAAATGTTAATTTCAGGACAAAAAAATTTCTTAGAAATAGGCGATATGTATGTTGACAATGTAGCAACAATAAAAGTTGTTGGATTTGTGAGTTCAACATATATGAATGGAGAAGATAACATCTTTGTTATTAAGCTTATCAACTCATCAAAAAAAGGAAAATACTGGCACATTTCTGAAAACAATATTAAGGATATGATAAAAAATGGTGAAGGAAAAATTTTCAAACAACATAAATGTAAAACGATTTAATATAATTTTGATAGCTATATTGAATTCTTGTTCAGATGATTCGAATCTGCACAAAGTGCCTGTTCCTTGTTTCCAAAATTCTGATTATACTTTGCTTGGAAAGCATTGCGATTGGAATGGAGCTGTTGCGAAAACATCTACTGGATCTTGTGATTTGGGCACCTTTGTATGTAAATCAGAAAATGTTATTTGTGTTGGAGCTGTTTATCCAACACTAGAAGCATGTGATTATAGAGATAATGATTGTGATGGTAAAATAGATAATCTCGTCGATGCTCCTTTAGAACTTTGCTACGAAGGCATACCTGAAACAGCAATTCATCCACCATGCAGAGCCGGCATCAAGATGTGTAAGCGAGGACATTGGAAATGTGAAGGACAAATATTGCCTGGTTCACGTGATATATGTGCAGATCTTATTGACAATGATTGTAATGGAATAATAGATGATTCGACGGAACCAGATGAAGATCGACGTTATGACATTATATTAATAGTTGACAGATCTGGATCGATGGGGCAATATATGCTCGATATTAAAACAACATTACTTTCAGCTTCTGTTTTAGATACAAATTTCTACAAAATTTGGTTGTTTGATTTGCCTCTAACAAATGGAGATATATATGGTCCCAACGTCAAGTGTCATGGATTAGATCCAACATATCCTTTGCGTTCTTGTGAATTTAATGATTTAATTCTTGCGGCAGATGAAATTGATGCGTCTCATGGAGCAACAGAATTGAGTTATGATATTCTTTATGATATTGCGACAAATAGAATTCAATTTGACTGGACAAAAGATGCCGCTAGATATGTTTTATTGTTTGCTGATGAGGACGGACAAACACAAAATTCAATAACAGAATCTCAAGTGTCTTTACTGTATAAAGACATACATTTTATTGGTTTCGTAGTAGAGAGTAATGATTTTGATGACATTGGACAAATATTTGATTTAGAAGCAGTAGACATAAACGAGCAATTTGAAAAGAATGTGATTAATATATGTCGATGACAGAACAATGTGACTTCAGAGTTGGAGATTTATTTCGAAACATTCTGAATATTTATTTAATAGTTAAAATAAACAAAGAAGAATCCTCTTGTACGCTTTTTGTTCCGACATTTCGTGTAGGTAAAAAATATATTCAATTGCGATTCAAAAACTTAAAAAATTTCTTACAGTGTAACATGTGGGAGCGTATTCCTAGAAAAACACACACAAGATAATGGTTTTCACGAAATCGACTGTTCAGTGTTTTGTTCAGTATTGTTATTTTTCTTGAGATATGAGATATTAACAATATGAAGATGATTGAATTCGATGAATTTGATTTCAACACTGAATATGATAATACGGGCGACATTGAGCCACATGTAGGTGTATGTAAAAAGACGGCACTTGACTATCCTGGCATTCGTATTGTTTTGGGTCGACCAATTAAAGGTGATCCAAAGTGCGAAGCTGAAACACTAGATATTGAACTATTGTAGGGTTTCCAAGGAAATCGACATGATTAGGGTTTCTGCTAATTGTTATTATTATTCAATTGTGAGATTATAGAAACATGTCAAGCACAATGACAATTGAAAACGGAGATAAAATGGAAAAAATGAAGAAAACGAAACAACAAGATGCTGTGGTTCGATACCTCTCTGGATATGAGTGTGCTCGAACCGACAAGGAACGATATGGATGGGCTTGGACAGACGATAATCTTTCAGAGCATCTTCGTCTTGGCGGTAGCAATAAGCATTGGATTGATGGATATAGTGATTGCCTCGAAGGCAATGAAATGAAGTATTCTTTCGAAGATGCGCTCGCAAGTGGTGCGATTGGATAAAGGAAATATGCCTCGCTACGTCATTCAGCCACATGAAACTACATGCGCGCCAACTGCCATCATTAATGCTGGTAAATGGGCAGGCAAAAACCTTACAATCAGGCGCGATTATACTCGTATTGTTTTGGAGTCACGTTCTTCTGAAGAAGGTACTTCATATGGAAACATTGACAGAGTTTTGAGAGATAATCTTTCTGACTACTTGATCGTCAAAAAGCCAAGAAATCCTTGGCACTTTTCTGTCAGGGAACATATTAAGAAAGGCGGCGCGGCCTTAATCTCATATTCGTATGACACTCAAGATAAAACAAAAGGATGTTCTTATGAGGAACATATTGCTCTTTTCACAGAGATAAATAAGTCGCGATGGCTTGGACACAATGTGTTTGAAAACGAATCTAATTCATGGTTAAAGGAAAAAGACATACTTGACATGTTCTATAAACATACAAAAGTTGTTGTTTGGCTTTTGACAAGGAGAAAATAAATATGGTATCTGAATATCAAGACAGAATTATGAAGATGGGCAACATTCAATTTGAGGATATCCAAGATACTGATATTCTTACATTCGAGGCATGGGAGCAAGGTTTCGGTCAGCGATGTATGTATTATCTCTATTCTTCAAATGGAGATTTGAAGGACGTTGTTTGTGGGAAATTTATTCCTCTTTCTGAAAAGAAATTTGGGCGCCCGGACATAGGATGGAGAAAAAGACTTGTAGTAGATCCGGAACTTTATCCAAAGAAGGAAAAGTCTTCAAAAAAGAAGCTAGAATTTTCTAAGAAAGAACAAATTCCTCTTTCTAACAAAGAGAAAACTCCATCTTCTGGGAAAAGACGCTATAATATGTCTCCAGAGGACGCTCTTCGAAGAAAAGAAAGAATGCGAGAAGTGGCGAAACGCTATTGGGCAAAGAAAAAGGGAATTGTTCTCTAATAATTTGAGGAGTAATTATACAATGAGCGCCCGCAGATTTGTTTTAGAACGAAAAGAAGATATACATGGGAACAGTGGAACTGGGACTGTTGCCGAGGGATGTGAATTTGAAAATGGATGGGTTGCTTTAACTTGGGCATCACAATATTCAAGCGGAACCTGGTTTCCTTCAATCCACAATCTAAAACATCTACATGGACACGAAGGGAGAACGAGGGTTCTTTGGATAGACCCTCCAGATAAAAATGATATTGAAGAAGTCAAAGAAAATCTTAAAAAAGATAACAAAGAAACTAACAATAGTTAGTTTAGCAATTATTCTTGCTCCAATCCCTCTCATTGGTGCGGGATTGATATGGATATGTTCTAAAAAAGGAGATTAATATATCTTGCCTATTAAATACTATTCTATGATAGAAAAATTCAAAATAAAGAGAAACGATAATCTTCCATTGATTGATGAATGTATACATCGAAGATTGTATAAAATTCGATGTAGAAATCTTAATTATGGTGTTTGGAACAACAAAGCAAAAGGATTTATTGGGATAAGGGAAAAATTTAAACAAGAATATCTTTTCACTGAATATCATTATGATGTCGATAAATCATATGGAACAGTGTTTGAAGCAATTGATACTGGAATTGATGTTCCTGGCGAAATTGAATTACGAGAAAGATTTTCAACAGAAGATGAAATAACTGGACGATTGGTTTTATTTGATGAACCAATTGTTGACGGCGGAAGAGGATGGTATTTTGTAGATACCAATGAAGCTTCACAAGATATACACCCTGTCAGCAAAAGATATAAACCATTATTTGATTGGTTGACAGAGAAAGAAAAGGAATTAAATGTCAAATTGTTCAACAATAACAGGTGAAAAATCAAAAGTTCCGATCAAAATTTGGGATGGGAATGGTTCTGTACCAGTGGAAGATGGCGCAAAAGAACAACTTAAAATGATGTCAGAACTTCCATTTATTCATAAACACATTGCTGTAATGAGTGATTGCCATTGGGGAAATGGTGCCTGCGTAGGTTCTGTTATTCCAACTGTTGGAGCCATTATTCCTGCGGCTGTTGGTGTAGATTTGGGGTGTGGAATCACGGCAGTTCGTACATCATTACGAGCATTAGATCTGCCAGATAATCTTAAGAATATTCGCTCTAGAGTCGAGAGCGAAATTCCACATGGACGCACAGCAGATGGAGGACGTGGGGATTGTGGAGCGTGGGGAAATCCACCTACTCGTGTACTTGCTATTTGGGGAAATGAACTTGGACCGAAATTTCAATCTATTGTTGAGAAGTATCCTCACATTGAGAAGTCAAACAATATAGGACATCTTGGAACGCTCGGAACAGGAAATCATTTCATTGAGATTTGTCTTGACGAGAGTGATTATGTTTGGTTCATGCTTCATTCTGGTTCTCGTGGTGTTGGGGCAAGAATAGGTGATTTTTTTATCAACAAAGCAAAAGAAGAAATGGAGCGATGGTTTATTCATCTTCCAGACAAGAATCTTGCCTACCTGGCTGAAGGCTCTCAATACTTTGATGATTATGTTGAGGCAGTAGAGTGGGCTCAACATTTTGCTTCTTGGAATAGAAAAATAATGATGGAAAACGTTATTAAATCAGTCCAAGAAGGATTAGGTGGGCATGAGTTTGAGTCAAAACTAGTGACAGTCGATTGTCATCATAACTATATTGCTAGAGAGAACCACTTTGGACGCAATGTTTGGATAACCCGTAAAGGCGCTGTAAGAGCGCGCAAAGATGATTTAGGGATCATTCCAGGTTCAATGGGAGTGAAGTCTTTTATTGTGCGTGGACAGGGGAACAATGATTCATTTCACTCATGCTCTCATGGTGCCGGCCGCAAAATGTCACGAACTGCTGCTAAAGCAAAATTTACATTAGATGATCATATCCAAGCAACGAAACATATAGAATGTCGTAAAGATAAAGAAGTTATTGATGAAACGCCTATGGCATACAAAGATATTGATGTTGTTATGACCGCTCAAAGTGATTTAGTAGAAATTGTACATAAATTGTCTCCTCTCCTTTGTGTTAAAGGATAATATGAAAATTATTCGAATAAAGGAAAAATGAAATATGATAACTCAAGAAAGAATAAACAAACTATTAGAACAAACTCTTTTCGAACTGGAAGAGAAGACGCCAAATTGGGCAATGATAAAAAGTAATGATAAATTGAGCAGTAGATTTGCCAGATGTCTTCCTGTGGGATTACCTTATGAGGAGATTGCGGCAGTTATGAAAGAGTTTAATGAAAGGATATTGTATGAACTTAGACCAGAACCAAGAACTTGATTCCAAGACAGAAAAAAGTAAAATGTATCATGTTCGGTTTCTCGACAAAGAGGAAATGAAATGGTATACATTGACGGATGAGAAAGTCTCAAGAGAGGAAGCAGAGAAAATATATAACGAGCAAACATATCATGGTTCACTTTATTACGATCCAAAATCAGAAGATTCTCTCCTATTTGAAATAAATGAAGCATAATTATAGTTGATGAAATTCATATCAACTGTATCAATCGACGCTCTTCTTGAATCACATCCAGCAATTTTCAAAGACGTTTGTTATCCAATTTTCATCAGTGAAGGTTGGTTCCAAATCATAAAAGATTTATGTTCGTGTCTCAATATTCACGTTATCGATCAAAATTTATCTTTTTCGATTCTAAATGTTGAAAATAAATTCGGCACACTATATATAGCAAAAAAGGGAGGAGACTATTTCACTCACAAAGCAATTCATTTTGCCGAACAATTGAGTTACAGGACGTGTGAACAATGTGGGAATAGAGGCAGTCTTCACTCTTCAAATGTAACACAATTCACACGTTATGCGACATTGTGCGATGTGGACGCACTTAAGAGACTATATAGGAGAGTATAAGATATGGATACCAATGTAGGACAAGTAGAAACCCTTATGACTTTATTCGCTCTAGGATGCGCTCTGGCACTCTATTTCGTTTCGATATCCTCTTCCACACTATGGCAATTGCAACGAACCCATGAGCCCTTTAAACGCATTAGCGATAGCCCATTGAATACTGGTCTTGAAGACAGATACCAACCCACCACATTAGGGTAAACCCTCGATCAAAAAAGTGAAAAAAGTTGATCGGGGGGTGTTGACAAACTCTTGATGATGAGTTATTATGTTTTTAGAAAATGAGAAAAGAGATCAAAAACGCTCTACCGGAGTTGACAAAGACAAAGAATAAGCGTAAAGTGAATGGACGATGAAAATAACCGCCTGTGGGCCTAGTTGGTTCAGGAGTTCTTATAAAGCTCCCGGCATGGTGCGATTCCATGCAGGCGGATTGAAAAGGCTCAAGCCTTTTCAACCTTAATCAATTGTGATTAGGGGAATGACAACTTAGCTGACACGGAGACGGTTTATCGTCTTGTGCCGAAAGGGTTGAGGCTTGGAAAATGGCCTTGGTAAAACAGCGGGTTTGTGTCTGTGACAATTGAATAATTGCCAAATGCAATGCTAGTGTTTAATGGTAGCATTTTAGGCTTCCAACCTAAAGGTAAGAGTTCGAGTCTCTTGCATTGCTATGTTTTGACGCGTTCAAAAATTATGCCCTTATCAGCTAATGGCTAGGCTAAGAGTCTTTCACACTCTCAATCTCGGGTTCGATTCCCAGTAAGGGCATCCCGCTTTATGTCGTAAGCTCTTTGGCGGATGATAAATTAAAGAGCTTCAATTGCCCTATGGTGTAATTGGCAAGCACGAAAGCCTTTGAAGCTTTTGGTCAAAGTTCGAGTCTTTGTGGGGCAATTGCCGATGGATAGCTAATTGGCTTGCCATTCAAAACTGTCCATTTGGCAAATTACGGAATCGTAGCAAACGTTGGCATTGCAGCGGACTTTTAATCCGTCGAAACGAGAGTTCAATTCTCTCCGGTTCCATTTTTAATTGTGTTTAGATTTCGGATTCGAATATTTTATTTGACTAGGTATGGTGAAGCTTGGTATCACGTTTGTTTTGGGAACAAAAGACCGCAAGTTCGAATCTTGCTACCTAGATTTTATAAATGTAAAAGGACAAAGTATTCAAAACTTGAAAAGGAATTCGAAAAATGGATTGACATAAAGGTGACTATGATAGTATTTTATATTTATACTTAATTTGTTGTTACGACACGAGAGCAAATCAATAATATTATTGTAAACCTTCTGATGGGTATATGAAGGAAACGGCTGTATTGACAATACGAAATTATCCTAGCGTGGTTAAAGTAAAGATTTAACTGTTTGTCGTGTCTTTTGCCTCATTGGTGAACTGGCTATCACATTATCCTGTCACGATAAAATAAGGAGATCGAAACTCCTATGAGGCGCTTATGATAAATATTTTAATTCTTGAAGATTCTGAAGAGAGAATAATTTTTCTGAAAAAGAAATTATCTCACTTCGGTTTGACTGAAAAAGTTAACATTATCTGGAAAACTCAAGTGAATGATTTCGAAATTTGGATGAATGAAAACAAAAATAATCCTCCTGATATGATTGTGTTGGATCATGATTTAGATTATGATCATTATGTTTGCTCAGGACATCCAAGCTATGGAAAAACAACATATTCTGTTTATAAAAACGGATCTGATGCAGCTAAAAAGATAGAGTGGAAAGATGTTCCTGTCATTATATGGAGTATGAACCCAGTAGGGGCAGACAATATCCATTTGATTTTAGAAAAAAAAGACATTAAGTCGGTTAAACTTCTTTTCGGGACAAAAACTGTAAATTCAATTTGTAAAATGATTAATTCCTTGTTGGCTATAGGGTAAAACCAACACTTTGCTTCTTAAATATAAAAAGTGATATGCCAGTCTTGTAAACTGGATAAGCCGGGGCAGTACCGGCAAGAAGCTTATTATAAATTATGTACCCTTGGCATGTCTGGAGATTGCGACAGTCTGTTAAACTGTACAAGAAAAGTTCGATTCTTTTAGGGTACGTGAGCCTTTGTAGACCAATTGGTAGAGTCATTTGTCTCAAAAACAAATTGTTATCAGTTCGAATCTGATCAAAGGTATAGGATAAAGGAGTCGCTGGGATACGGTCAGACTCTTAAGTTGTGTGGTGTAAGCTAGCACGTTATCCGATTTAACAGGGTGAAGGGTTGATAGAAACCTGCGTCATTCGGAGTGATGAGATTGTGAGTGCGACTCTCACCACCCTGATTAAAAATTACTTATTGACAGAATCAATAATAACTGGTAATATAGAATTGTAAGTTAAATAAAATGCAGGTATGGCGTAATTGGCAGCCGCAGAAGCCTTAAGAGCTTCCGCCCGTGAGGGCGTGGGGGTTCGAGTCCCTCTACCTGCACTATGGATATAAAATACATTCCAATTGTAATAACAACTTTTTTTCTTGTTGTTTTTGTTGTGATGAGTTAAATGAAAAGTAAATATTATTTATTATTGCTATGTTGTATGAACGCAAAATAGTTAGCGGACAGCCTGTGAAGCTGTTGTTAGTGAGTGCAATTCTCATCATACAACCTTTTGCTCCCGTAGTGTAAAAGAATAGCATAAGGCGCTTCTAACGCTTTGGTATGGGTTTGAGTCCTATCGGGAGTGCTAATTAATTTATGGAAGAAAAACGATTCCAATATTGTTCTTGGTATGTTAAACTATGGAGAAGAAGATATTATTTTCTCGTTCCTTATGAAGCGATTAAATTTTATTTCTTGAATAGTCTTTATGCTAGAAAAAGCGATGATCTTTTAGATTTCAGAACTTGCTGTCACATTACTTTGGGACTTGCTTGTTGTAAAATGAAGTGGTATTATACACATGAAGAAGTTAGAGAAAGAATGAAAAAAAAGCTCACATAGACCAATTGGTAGAGTCAACACGTTTAGACCGTGTGCGTTGGGAGTTCGAATCTCTCTGTGAGCATGGTAATATTATTATGAATAAAGAAGCTTTTAATGAACTCAAAAATATAATCTCGCAGTTCTCAGAACGTGAAACTTGCGCTGGATGGTGTGGATATATCGAATATAGAGTTTGGGAAGATATTAACGGCTCTGAACATTTATCAGATCTGACTGGTCGAGAAAGATTTAGAATTAATGAATTGGTTAAAGAACTTCAGGGTTGGATTATGTGGGATGATAATAAACATACAGAAGTTTTCATTCCTTTATTTGAGTGGATAGAAATGTATGACGAACAGAAAAGAAGAAAAAACAACAATATATAGCGGGTGGGTGAAACGGATAATCATTCAAGGCTCATAACCTTCGAGATAACAAGTTCGACTCTTGTACCCGCAATTTATCTTTGATAATTAATATGATCTATAAAATAAGAAATCAAGAAGGTTTATTTTCGAAAGGCGGAAGTAAGCCAAGATTTTCTGAAAAAGGAAAGACATGGAACGGAGAGGGACAATTGAAATTACATCTTGTTTTTATTGTCAAAAGTGGAAATCCACTTGTATACAAGGATTGTGAGATTGTAGAATATGAAGTAATTGAGAAAAAATGTATAGATATTTCAATTGAACTTCATGAAATAGAAATGAGAAAAAAGAGAAAATAACGCGATTTGGTGAAATGGAATCACATAATTCTCATAAAATTAATTTACCAGTTCGATTCTGGTAATCGCGATCCACTTTATCTGTGCGTCCCTCCATTGTAGAGAGGATTGACAAGAAGTTCAGTTCGCTAGTATACCGAAGTGGAATGTATACTAAACGGTGAGTTAATCGCACTTGTCTGTAAAACAAGTCCGCGTTAACAAATAGCGATACTGGTTTGCGGTAGCGGGGTTCGAATCCCTGACTCCCCAATGGGCGAATATGATGAAATGGTTATCATAAAAGTCTGATAAACTTTTTTTCCAAGTTCGATTCTTGGTATTCGCATCTAATAGAACCTCCTTAGGAGGTAATCAGTTGAAGGAGAACTTGTTCGGTGTAGTGATACGGTGCGGACAAGACCAGCCAGATGGGTATGGTAAGCTGGCGGACAAGATGTAAAACGAGGCGTTACTCATATCACGCCTATCCTCAACGCAGTGGAAATCTGCTCTATTAGAATTATACCCCTATAGTGAAACTGAATATCACACAAAGCTACGAACTTTGAGTTGGTGGGTTTAAATCCTCCTAGGGGTGCTTTTAGATGAATTCATCTAAATTATATTGTGGTAGATTAAACCGAATCGGATTCGGGTAACCCTCCAAAAGTTATTTCAAGGCGTTCGACTCGTCACCACAATGTTATGAAAAAAGAAATAAGTAGAGTTGTTAAAGGTAAAGTAACTTGGGAACAAATGGACGGAGATAATGAATTAGAAAAGAAGGTAAATTGTTATCTTACAAAACAATTCATTTTGTCTTCCAATGTACCCGCTGACGAATGTTTATCTGAGGCAAAGCACATAATTGCGTTAGTGATGTTATCTTTATGTGAAAAGAAAGCAATTAAATGATTTGTGGATAGGAAGCTGAAGTAGTCGAGGCATTCGTCTGCAAAACGAATTTTAGTGGGCGCAAGTCCCTCCCTATCCTCTTAATGTGTGAATAAATATGAATAATTCTGAATTGATCGCAAGAAATATAATTGAAAATACAAATTTATCAGATGATTTACAATTAGATTATATGTTTGATATGATGCATAATTTAATGAACAGGAATAGGTTTGATATCATTGATAAAATTCTTGAGTTGATAGATGTTGAGAAAATAACCTCGCATCATGCGTTGTTTGGAATTTTAACGTCAACATTCCCAGCAAAAACAAGACTCAAGAATAGAAAAAAGATTTTAGAAAGAATAAGATTAATCTTTTATCAAACAAGAGATAAGGAAGAAGTTGATAGAATGCTTAAAAATCATGATTAATTCTTATCATTCATAATTGCGAATGTCAAATCTATTTGACAAATGATGAATAGTTATTTATAGTAAAAATATGGGGCGCTAATGGTTTCGACGAAAGATAATCCAACAAATGGAGTTTTTCGGAAAGGGGTTCGACTCCCCTGCGCTCCACTTAAAAAGGAAAAGAATTATGGATGTGAACGCAAAAACGCTAGTGCTCGATACTTCATATCAACCACTAGGAATTATTAGCTGGCAACGTGCTTTTTGTCTTTATATGATGGATAAGGTTGAAATTGTAGAAGAATATGCTGACTTATGGGTTCGCTCAGCTCATCAAGCATTCAAAGTTCCTTCCATTATCAGATTTGTCAAAAACGTTTTCAAAAAAGTGAGAAGAGTAAAATTCTCAAGAGATAATGTTTATGCAAGAGATAAAGGAAAATGCCAATATTGTGGAACTCATTGTACGACAGAAGAGTTTACACTAGATCACATTGTTCCAAGGGCATTAGGTGGGATAACGGAATGGAAAAATGTTGTCGTTTGTTGTGTAGATTGTAATAGACGAAAACAAGATAAACCTCTTCATAAATCTGGAATGACTTTGTTATCTATTCCAAGTAAACCAAAGAACATCTTCCAAACTATATTTTGGAATAAAGGTGCTCCAGATTCATGGAGAGACTATATGGCAACATGCTTATATTGGCATGGAGAATTATCCGATTAAGATCACGTAACGAGAGGGTGATAGTGCGGCGTGAGCTATCATAAAAAACCTTCTTAGCAAATGTTCGCGTGCGTGCGATGATTGATTTGTGTGTAATACAATGATACAATGTTGTTTACAAATGGAACGAGGAAACTATGACTTCCAAATGATAATAAACTATCTACGCGCGATTACAAGTTGAGAGATGGATTGACTGAACGAAAATCGATCATATTGGGGTGTAAGTGTTAATGGGTTTGCACGAAAGATTTGCATTCTTTAAGAATCGGTTCGATTCCGATACATTCCAATCAATATATGGATTATAGAATAGAAATACAGCGTCTTAAAAATGAAGTTATCAAGTTACAACTTGACAAGCGTAAACTTGACAAAGAAAATAAGAAACTCAAAGATTTAATTAGAAAACTTAAAATTAAATTCATTAAACAGTTTTCTTAATGTTACTGTCAATGGGAACATAATTACTTTATGAGCAGATCAATCCGTAAAACAAAAATATTCGGAAACGTTGGATCTCTTTGTCACGCATCTGAAAAAAAAGATAAAAAATTATTTCATAAGATGTATCGTTCTCTTGAAAGAGAAATTGTTCGAAAAATTGAACAAGGAGCTGTAGATTCAGAAAACGTAGTCTTTTTTAATGAAGAAGAAACGATGGATGTTTGGTCGATGGATAAAGATGGTAAACATTATTGGGAAGATGTTGAAGAGAAAGATATGAGGAAGTAAATGGTTTTTGGAACAAAAGAAGAAATTGCTGAAGCTAAAAAGAATCCACAATTCAAATATGTTGAACTGGAAGTGTGGGATAAACACACTGGAAATGATGGCGGATTTATTCTTAATTGGGGTGTTGAACATCTTGGTTTTGGACAAATTGCTTTCTATAAAAAAGGAAGTAAAATAATCTGCGATACAGAATGTATGGGTAAAGAGTTTGTTGAAAAAACAATTAAACATTTCCTTTCTATTGTGGAGTTCAAAGAACAATGAACTCTTGCTCCGTTTTCGATAATATTGAGCTAAAAGCAAGAGTGTTAAGAACGAAAATATTACTTGCTTCAACTATAGGAACAATTGAATATGAATTCTCTAAATTTCTGGAGGAGAATAATGTTTGTGTCAGCAACTATATTGATATTAAGCTATTTAGATTAGGAAACATATATCAATTAATTTTTGTATATGCTAAAGTTGTTGAGGATTAAAACATAATTTATGGATGACCCTGGTGGAGAAAAATCTATTAAACAAAATATGGGAGAACCCATTCAGACGTTACACGTTACCTGTTTGTGACGATATTAAGCGCGATCGCAGATTTTTGGATCTCTTTATATTCTTATTCTGTCGCTCATGGATGGATTATAACTCAAGCGATCACTGGTTTCATTCTCCCTTTCGTTAATATGATTTTGTATATGTGGTTTATCGATACAAAAGACTTTATGGAAAGGCTTCGTCTTACTTTTTTTTCTGCTTTTGGGTTCATAATTGGTTCCACGACAATGCTTCTTTTGGTAAGAAAATAATATTAATTAGATTGGAGATATAATGGATACAGAACATTTTGAATGCCAATGTTATTCAGATGAACATACATTGAAATTTAACATTGATGATGAAGATGGATATATCTACGCTTCTGTATTTTTGAATCAATGGAATAGTTGGTATAAAAGAATTTGGATTGCTTTAAAATATGTTTTTGGATACAAATGTAAATATGGACATTTTGATTCGTTTATGCTAAGGTTAGAAGATCATGATCGGTTTAGGCTGATATTAAAAAAGTCCGAAGAGTATAGTGTTAATGCTGTGGAAGATTGACCGAGTTGGAAAGGTTCCAGTCTTGAAAACTGGTGTCACGTAATCAGTCGTGCAGGGGTTCGAATCCTCTATCTTCCGTATGAACAAAGAAATATCTTGGGCTGAAGAAATAACATTACTAATGAAAGAATGTGAAGTTTACGATGAGGATGTCTCAGAGATGTTCGATTGTTCACGTCCATCAATTAAAAGATGGCGAGAAGGAAAATCTGAACCAACACCAGTTCTAAAAGAAATTATTAGAAAAGAACTTAAAAAATATAAACATAACGTTATTGATTAGGAGTGTTGGCTGAGTTTGGAAAAGCACCTGTTTCGAAAGCAGAGGTTGAGATCATAAGCTCACAGAAGTTCGATTCTTCTACACTCCGCTGCCCCATAGTTTAATGGCAAAATAAAAGTCTCTGAAATTTTTGTTCTAAGTTCGAATCTTAGTGGGGCAACACCACAATTATAGTGAGTATATTTGGTCAACAAATCTGAGAAAACGATTATTAGATGAAAATATTTTAGAAGAAAAATGTTAACATATGTAAAATGGAACCGATGTGGAATGGAAAATCAATTACTTTACAATTAGACCACACAAATGGAATACGAACAGACAATAGATTGGAAAATCTACGATTGTTGTGTCCTAATTGTCATAGTCAAACAATCACATTTTCTGGAAGAAACAAAAAGAAAAATAGACTGGGTTGATGTAAAAGTAGCATGAAGGTGTTACATACCTTTCGCAGGAGTGCAAATCCCCTACCCAGTATAATTTATGAGGAAAATATAATAACGATAATAAAATGGAGAAATTTAATGGTTAAACAAAAAATCAAGCATGCTGTATTAGACGCATTAAGGGATATTAAGCGTCCCTTTCATGATATTTGGTATTGGATTAGATGTCACACCATCAACCGATATCATATGTTAGACCTTCGAACCAAAGAATATCGATATGGATGGATGGATCAAGATTGGAGAATGTTCCATGCTTGTTTTAATTGTCTTGTAGAATTTGTTGAAAAAGAAGATGGTTTAGGTATGCTTAAGCGCCAAATTGGTTGTTTTGATGAATTAAGCGAAGAAGAACACTCAACAGAAAATAAAAAGAAACACAATGAGGAAGCAACTAGAGTTTATGAGGAAATATTTAAACTTTATCATTGGTGGAAAGAAGACAGAGAAAAAGAGTATGATGAAATACATCATATTTGTGATGGCATGGATTTATCGATAAAATTCAAAGAATCTCCAGAACATCCAGGATGTAGAATATGGGATACTTCTCATTTTTTCGAAAATCCCAAATGGGAAGAATTTTCTAAAAAGAAAGAAGAGTTTGAGAGAAAAGATGACGATAATCTTGATAAGCTCATAAAATTAAGAAAATATTTATGGACCTGATTTAAATATTGGACACGTAGCCAAGCGGGACGGCATCCGGGAGAGAAATCAGTCGGACAGCAAAGGTTCGAATCCTTTCGTGTTCATGGAGAGTGGTTATGTTAATAACAAAAGAATACCTTCGAAAAAACCCTAATACAATTTTTGTATATGGAGACAATCGGTTAAGAAAAGGTTTTGCTGGCGCAGCGATGTTTCGAAGTGAACCAAATACATATGGATTTATCACAAAGAAATATCCAAATAACAACGATGATAGTTTTTATAAACCAGAAGAATACAGAAAAGTATTTGAAAAAGAATTATCTAAACTTGAATTTGAAATAAGGAAATCACCTAATACGCTTTGGCTAATTTCCCAATTAGGTTCTGGATTGGCAAACAAATTCAACATATGGGAAGAAGTGATAAAGAAAGAATTATCTAAGATTTCTGATAGACATCATAATGTTCGTTTACTTTTCTAATAGAGCTGACATAGTATAATTAGAAGTATTATTGCCCCGTAAGTAATAGGTAGAAGTGCGAATCTTCTTGTCAGCAAATGAAATTTGAATTCAATGAAGTGTATCCAAAAATATTTGTTTTATCGTTTGATAGCGAATATGATCTAGCAATGCACTTCTTGAGATTTCAAGAATATTATGAATCACCTAATCCATCTTTCAGAAATAATGTTTTTTCTCTTATAGATTATATGGAATGGTATTCTAAATCATTTGGTAGAGGTTGTTTTACATATCCTAACGACTGGGGCGGATTTAATATTTCTGGATGTGTAATTCATGATGTTTTTAAAAAAGGAATTCCAGATATTAACAAATATGATCTTTTCATGAAAAAATTATTCAATACAATGAGAAAAAGATATGGAAAAGAATTTTATTTAATAGGAATCAAAAAAGGCGATGAAAGCACTTATAAGCATGAATTATCACATGCTTTTTGGAATATGATACCAGAATATAAAGAAGAAATGAAAACACTTCTCAAATCAATTCCTAAAGAATTAAACAAAGCGATAAGAAAATTTCTTTATGACAATATGTATGATGAAAGTGTTTTGGATGACGAAATACATGCTTATTTAAGCACTGGACTGAATTCTGGGTTAAAAGATTATCTCAAAGATCACAAAAATGAATTAAAAGAAACAATGAAATTATTTGAAAAAGTGTTTGACAAGTATTTTGCCTGTATAGTATAGTGATAATACACAACTTTGGTAAAGTTGAAACTAGGGTTTAATTCCCTATATAGGCTTGAGATTTTATGCTAAATGTCTCTGTAGTTCATAAGGAAGAACGCATTTCCCCTAAAAATGAGGTAGCAGGTTCGAACCCTGCCAGAGACGTAGGAAAAGAAATTTTCCTATTGACACAGCAAACAAAATGCTGTAAAGTAAAGATACTCAATGAAATATTGAGATTTAAAAACAAAGAGGTAATAATTAATAATGAAAAATCATAGGCTATATGAAGTTCGCTCGGATAGAAATATTGGTGGCTGGAAGGTAGTCACTGGAAAGGGTACTTGCGTTAAGCGAACGGAGACCCGGCGTGAAGCGGAACAAGAGGGGCGAAGGCGAGCTCGTCTTGCTGCTTCTGACTTTGGTATCAATACCACACTTCGCGTGCGCAATGCTGATGGTTCTGTCTCGACAGAGCAAACCTACGACGCTAGTTTCTAATTTCGAAACCTAACAATTAGAAAATTCTTAAATAAATAAGACATTTATGTCGTAACATAAGCCTTGTAATGGGGCTTTTTGTTTCGGTAGCTCCAATTGGTAGAGCGCCACGTTGAAGGCGTGGGCGATGGTGGTTCGAATCCACCCCGAAACATTTTGGAAAGTCTACTTGGAGAGACGGAAATTTGCTAAATTTCCTGAGTGAGTTCGATTCTCACACTTTCCGTTAACACTACTTATTATGTGTGGCAACTATTCAGTTATATTTTGTTACTGCTAACAGTAGGTTGTGCGGAAACATTCCGCATGACTTATTCAGTTTACATTCCCCCATCTCCAATTCGTTTGGAAAATAGATTAAAGCTTCTCGGCGCTAACGAAGATAAAGCACAGCATCATTATGCTGTTTTGATTGCTGGCAATTCTGAAGATAGACATAGGAATAATCTTTCACTAGCATACCAGGTGCTCATAGAACAAGGATATAATAGAAGGGATATATTCATTTTTGACTCGGAGGGTGGGAACCCGGCGGTATTCCCAATCACAGACTCAACCAATGAAAAATCAATTTTGATTATGTTTGGATGGCTTAAAACACATGTAACGGAAAATGATTCTTTGCTTATTTATATGACTGGACATGGAAATAAAGTTGGAAATATAAGAAAGTCAGCTTTTGCTCTCAATAAAGTAGAAAATCTCACTAAGGAAATGTTTATAGAAATATTATCAACAATAAATCCACGTATTGGTATTGTATTTACTGATTTCTGTTATTGGGGAACCATTGAAGATGAGGAACGGCTATCTGAATACATTTTTATTTCTGCTACAGACGACGATCATGTTTCGTATGGAACAACATTCGGAAGGGCATTTTGGAATTCATTTAGAACATACGACAAAACAATAACATTACTAGAATCTTATATGAATGCTTACGTTACCGACCCAATGACTTTTAAAAAGAATGCGAATCGTCCCAATATTACTTGGTCAAAAAATCGTCCTGAATTCTTTAATATTCTTGGTGAAAATATGTAATGAAAATGAGCATAAGTGGTTCTGTTAATCACATAGAATATGACATAAACATATATTCTTCGGCAAGGAGATGGAAAGATATTCAGTCTTTAATGAATAGAATCAAAGAACTCAAAAGTGAAATTTATGCTTTAAAAGCAGAAAATATCAAATTGAGAGTAAACGAATTAAATAAACGATTAGAGGAATATTCTAAACAATTAAATTCAATTAAAAAAGACACATAGGTTGACTTTGTTTGGATTTATGATAGTATAAGACATGTCCAAACCTAAAATAGAGCCTTTGAAATTGCCACAATTTCATTCCGTTTCCGCTACATCTAATAAAATTATAATTAAAGGGCTTAATGGGCAATTTCATGATGAAGCTTGGTTCAATCAAATTCAGAATATTGAAGAATTTCCTCCTGAAATATATAATTCTGCACGTAGATGGAAAGACGTAAAAGCTCTAATGGAGCATATTAAAATTCAAAAAAAAGAAATAGAAAATTTCAAAAAAGAAAATTTGAGATTACAAATGGAGATAGAAGTTCTCTTTAAAGAGAAATTGTTCGAAAAATTGAACAAGGAGGAAGTTCTCCGAAAGGATAGTAAATGACAAACAAGATATTGGTTATCGATACTGAAACTGGTGGATTGGATTCTTCTGAACATAGTTTATTGAGTATTGCTGGAGTTGCTTTAGATATTAAAAATTCTACAGTTCATGAAATATTTAATATTCTTGTAAGAGAGCCGTATCTATGTGTTCAAAAAGAAGCTATGGAAGTGAATAAAATAAATCTAAACGAAATTATCCAAAACGGAATTTCTCCTACTCAAGCGGTTGAGGAAATAGTAAATTCAATAAATAAAGAATTTCCATTTGGAAAACCAGTTGTTCTTGGGGGACATAACGTAAGTTTCGATGTTTCTTTTCTGAAAAGATTGTTTAGATTGGCCTCTCATTCATATAATATTAAACAGATTTTTTCTCATAGAACCGTCGATACAGCATCAATAGTTCAATTTCTCCAAATGTCTGAGTCGGCTGACAAAGAGAGATCACCAAATTTAGATTTTCTCCTTCAAATTGCTAGAGTTCCATATGAACAAAATATTAGACATACTGCTATTGGAGATGCTAAATTGACAGCATATGCTCTTTTGAATCTTACCAAACGAGCACGATGGGGTATTTTTAATGACTAAAAAACTTGATACACTTGAAGCTATAAAAACTGCCTTTAAAGGCAAGGGAGGCGTTAATCCTGAGTCCGAAAGTATTCTTCTCGACAATGGCGCCGAAAAAGCAGATGGATATGTGTCACTTTGGACAAATCGATCGGACGCATCAAAAATAATTGAGAAATGTGGAAGTTCAATTATAAAGTTCAAAGCTACTGAAGAAGGTGTTCAATTTCACATTGATAGAAAGGCTTTTCGTGGGATTCATGGAGCTTTTAGAAAGGTATCTTCTACGAAGAAGGAAAAGAGTTCTGTAAAATCTGAAGCAGCAAAATTGAGGATGCAAAAATATTGGGAAGATAAAAAGAAAAATTCATAATCTTCCAAGTTTTTTATTAAAACGTGCCGTAAAACCCATTTATTGCTTTAGCGTGGATGGGATGTAAGGCACAAATATAGTAAATTAACCTTGTGAAAGAATATTTGTACAAAAAATGTAGCGGTTATGCGAAAAAGATGTATTTTTGTAAAAAAATAGACTATTTACTAATAGATGAAAACAATATTTCGGACATATAAATTCGAATTACAACCAACACAAGAGCAAAAGATGTTGTTGGAAAAGCACTTTGGGTGTACCCGATTTGTGTATAATCATTTTCTAAATGAGCGAAAAGAGCAGTATCAAGCAGACAAAAAATCAGATAATTACTATGCACAGGCAGCAACACTAACTGAATTAAAGAAAAAAGAGGAAACTGTTTGGCTTAAAGAAGTTAACAGCCAATCATTACAATTTGCTTTAAGATGTTTGGATACTGCCTATGTAAACTTCTTTCGTGGTAATGCTAAGTTTCCACGATTTAAGTCAAGGAAAAAGAAAAATACATTTACTGTTCCTCAATTCGCAAAACTTGAAGCAGATAGGTTTTATGCCCCGAAGTTTAAAGAAGGAATTAAGGTTAATGTTCACCGAGAAGTAAAAGGTGAAATTGGGAAATGTACTTTAAGCAAAACGCCAACAGGAAAATACTTTGTATCAATTCTATCAGAAGAACAATATCAGCCAAAAGAAAAGACAGGTGCGGTTTGTGGAATAGACTTGGGATTAAAAGACTTTGCTATTACTTCTGATGGAATTAAATTTAAGAATAACAAATACACAAAACAATATGAAAGAAAGTTAGCGGAAGCTCAAAAACATCTTTCTCGTAAAACAAAAGGAAGCTTTTCGTTTGAAAAACAAAGACGAAAAACAGCCTTAATCCACGAGAAGATAACCAACTCACGAATGGATAATTTACACAAAGTATCCCGTCAATTAGTATCAGATTATGATATAATTGCATTAGAAGATTTGAATGTAAAGGGAATGGTTAAAAACCACAAACTTGCAAAACACATATCAGATGCCAGTTGGGGAACGTTTGTAAGATTGCTTGAATACAAAGCAGATTGGAATGATAAACAAATCGTTAAAATCAATCGCTGGTATCCATCGTCAAAAACCTGCTGTGAGTGTGGCTATATAAATCAAGACTTAAATCTTTCTATAAGAAAATGGACTTGCAAGAATGGACACGTATTAGACCGTGATTTAAATGCTGCAAGGAACATACTTAAAGAAGGATTGAAAATATATGGGCATGGACTGCCCATTACAAGGGTGGAGAGGAAATCAGACTTTGGCAACAAAGCACACTCTGTGAAACCCGAAGCCCATCCCATTGCCGTTGGCGTGTGTGGGTAGTTCACTTAGGAAAATATGGCATTTACACAAGCAATAAATGTTTCTGGTTCTGATGCCTTTCTTACAACTTTAAAGAATGCTTTAACATCTTCTGGATGGCAAGTATTAGAAATAAACACTTCTAGTGTAAGTCCACCAAATATGTTAAATGGAATTGTTGGAAGAGAAATAATTTTCAGATCAACAGGAAGTGTTTCCGATCCAACACGATTTTATATTTCTGCCTATAGACACACATATTCTTCAAATAGCACTAATAGGATTGGATTCATAACTTTTACAGGAGCAAAAAACTTTGACAATCCGGTTTCAATATCATCCTTGTCGAGATCATCGGGTGGAAGTCTTATATTCGCTACATCCAACGAACCACATAATTTAGAAGTTGGAGACACTATAATAATAAATGGAGCCGATCGACCTGAAATGAATGAAGGTTGGTCACCAAACACTAGTCATGGACCAATACAGGGAGCAAAAGTATTTAGCGTAGCTACAACTTCATCATTTACATATTTTTCAAATTACACAACCGCAAACACAGCTTCAGGTGGAAATGTATTAGCTGTGTATAATGTAGGCGGAGATCGATCTACAGCAGCAGGACAAGGAATAGATTTAATTTTAACTGGATCAATTTCAATACATATGTATCATGATGCTTTCAGAGCATGTGGTATTGTAAGTCAAAGCAATGCGCTTCAGACATTCTATATTGGAGAAACTTCCCGCGATCACATTCCTCTGGACTTTAGAGGCAGGGCATATATATCTACCAATATTGGTTCAGGATCCGTAACAGCAAGTTTAGATAGAAATGTAGAAAATATAAGAGTAGGGCAAAAAATATGCTTTATCTGCCCGAGTGGATCAGCAGGGACCGGCTCCTTCGAAAGAACTACAATAACTTCGAAACCAACTAGTTCTTCGTTCGGATGTGTCTTAGCGAATTCATATCCTTCTGGAACTCTTGTTGGAGAGGATCCAGTTCCGTCGATGGTTTTAGGTGTATTAGGGGGAAATCCGTCAAGTAATTTGTCACTCAATCAAAGAGATATAAACTTTATATTTTATAATAATTGTACTAGAGATGAATTAAACCCTAGAAATAAACAAATATATTTTGCGAATCAACCTACTGGTTTGACTGAAGCCGATATTGATCCTGACGCTATGGATTATCTTAACGGAAGATATATATTTGTTCGAAGCTCTACTGCTCCAACAGGGATTAGAAGATTGGTTGGTTTTGTTACTTTTCCAATCGGTCCACAATCAAATAAAGATATAATTACAACTGGAGCATCAGGGTCTGGCGATTATCAATCTTGGCCAAGTTCAACAACTATGGGTGGATCATTTTCTTTAGCTATAGGACCTATGAGTTCGTAATATTTAGAAAATAAGAACTATTTATGACTAGAGATTAATTTTATGGCAAGAAAAAAAATAGCAACTTCTGTGGAAGAACTTGAAAATATTGTCAATATTGATAATGCTATGATAGCTAGTCATCCAAAAATTGGTAGAAGAAATGCTGTGGCAACTATTTTAAGATCAATTGCCGACTCCATTGAAAATGGAGATGTTAATTCGCTTCCATCCATTCAGTGGAGCGGAACTAACAGTTGTTCCGGAACGATAAATTTCTTTGACTCAGGAATAGAAAATTTTAACTTTGAAATGAGTTAGAGTTAGTTAGGAAAGAAGATAAATGGCATATACTCAATCGGCCGGAATCGCAAACATTGATGCGTTAATGACTTTCTTCAAAAATGCGTTGACATCTAATGGGTGGACACATTTTGCGATGAACACATCTTCTTTACATCCAAATACTGATTTAATTGGGCGACAAGATGTTTTTAGAATAAATGGCACAACAGCAGATCCAACTAAGGGATATGTTACAATTTATAGAGATACTCAAAGCAATTGTTGTGATGATAGAATAAAATTTATTAGTTTTTCTGGTGAAAAGGGTTTTTCAAATCCAATCATTATATCGCAAATATCACGTTCTACTGGTGCAAGCACAATTATCCAAGTAACCTGCTCGGCTCCTCATAATTTAGTTTCTGGAGATCATGTTATTATTAATGGGACACCACATTCTTCTTCTTTTCATGAAGGATGGATCACTTCCACTAATATCGGTCCAGGAAACGGCGGGTTTATTATTACAACTACTAGTTCGGCTCCGTCAACAAATACATTCACATATTTATCGTTACCTACCTTGTCGACTCCGGCTGATTCTGTTTCTGGTGGATATGTTTTAGCTGTCTATAATCCAACAAGTGATTATAATTCTGGAGTTAATAATGGAGTTGGTCTGACATTAAATGATGCTAATATGGCATGTTTTATGTATTATGATGAGTGGAGAATGTGTGGACTTGTTAATCAAGGTGGAACGTATCAAACATTTTATCTAGGCGAAGTTGGCAGAGATCATGTTCCTCAAGATTTTAATGGAAGAGCATTTTTATTGACAAACATTACAGCGGGTGCTGTAACGGCAAGTTTAGATAGAGATGTTGCGAATATAAGGACAGGACAAAGAATATCTTTTGTTCATCCTAGTGGTTCTGCCGGTACAGGATCTTTCGAAAGAGTGTTGGTAACGTCAAAACCAACGAGCTCTTCATTTGGGTGCGTTTTATCTAATTCATATCCGTCAGGAACTCTTGTTGGAGAAGATCCGTTACCATTACTAATTTTTGGTGGGTTAGGAACTTCTCCATCCGACACCTTCTCGTCGCGCACGGCGAGATTTATATTTCATTTAGATATGACTAGAGATCCAACAAGTCCAGCTACTGCGCAAACAATGACACAAATATTAGATACTGGAATAACTGAATCTTATATAGATCCAGATTCAACGGATTATCATCAAGGAAGAGACATTTTCTTACAGCGCGGGACCGCCCCAACAGGAATAAGAGGACGTATGGTAGGATTTGTAGCATTTCCAATAAGTGTTCAAAATGATCAAGATATTATGAGAACAGGTGGTGATGCCATAACTGACGATTATAAGGCTTTTGTAAGTTTATCATTCTCAAGTTTCTTGATAGGAATAGGTCCAGGCGCTACTTAATGTAAATGGCAACTTTTTCTGGATCGTTACCGATACCTAACTTTTATCCAGCATTAAATATTTTTAATACTTCTCCGGAAATAAATTCTATTTCCTTTAGAGCTGCAGCCATTAACACAGCAACTGGAAGCGCTTCGAATACATATCCTGCTTTATTGGTTTCGCGAGTTGCGGTTTCAACAGATATTTCAGTATATTTAGCAGTTCAGCCACCATTTGATAGAGTGTCAATATGTGATGAACCGTTATCAATTACAGTAACGGCACTATCAAATACAGAAGTTAAGGTTTTGTTTTCTTTTCCTGTTATTAACAATTTTGCTTTAACAAATCCACAAAATTATATTTTTACTCCATCTTTAACTGTTGAATCGGTTGTTCCAAATTCAGTTAATGATCCCAATTATGTAATATTAACAGTAAGCAGCATGCTACAACAAACTTATTCATTGAATATTTTAACAATTGAACCTGTTTAGCATCAAATTATCTTGACAACGTTTTATTGTAATGCTAAGATAAGAATAGGATACCTATGTTTTCTGAAAGAAAAATTGAATTGGGTATTAAAAAATTAACTCGTTGGGCTTCGAAGCTAGGTTATAAAATATATTTTGGATTTCTTTATGATGATGAAATCAATTTTATTGAAAAAACAATAACAATATGTACGAGATATAAAAAAGAATCTCAATTATATGCTCTCGTTCATGAATGTGGACATGTTGTTATCAATAAAAAACTTGATTCTTTTAAAAAACGATATATAGAACATTCTAAAATCTACCAAATAGATGCTATTGCTGAAGAGATAGATGCTTGGCGGCGCGGCCAAGAATTAGCTACACGTCTCAAAATTACTATTAATGGAGATAATTATAATAAGGAGATGGCTAAATGGGTATATACATATGTTGAAGAAGCATGCGAACGCTTTAAAAAACAATGATTACAAACGAACCCAATATATTTGGTTTTAATTATCTCAAGAATTTTGATAAAGGTGATTGTGTATCGTTTACTGAATTGGGTGGTGAAAAAAGTTATGGTATAATAGTTGATATTTATACTAAGGAAATAGGCATAAATAGACAATGCGTAATAGCACAAATTAGAACTATGAGGGGAATTACAATTAAAACACCATTGGCTGTTATAAAATTAGAAGCGAAGGTTAAACGTCATGAAAAAAAAGGAAGAAAAATGGGAAAAGATTGAATGTCCTTCTAAAGCTTTTCCAAAGATATTTATTACATGGCGTGTTTATTGGATAAGTAAATATTATTGTAAAATAAAACATTTTGAATTTGCTTCTCATTCAGAAGCATATAAGATGATGTGTCTGTTTTTGAAAAATAAAAAATGTTCATGGATTCAAAAAAATGAAAAGGTTTTCTTTATATCCTGTAATCATCCCATGTGGGATCCGTGAAAATACCATTAGAATACTTAAAATCCTTCTCTTATTTACACTAATAACAAATTTTATAGATGCTATTTTGTCTTTAAAATTTATAAATTTTCCAACACTTAGTGATTACAATCCTCTAATGTATTATCTTTTAGAGCATTCGAGAGTATCTTTTATTTTCATTAAAGGATTGTTAATTCCTTTCTTTATTCTTACTATTTTCAAATATGTTACAACTCCCATAGGTATAATTGGAACATTTATTGTAAGTATTTCTTATATGATAGTATTGTATGCTTGGGTTCAAGTTATGTTTTGAACTATTTACATAACAAACGTATGAATAAGAATGTAAAAATCATTTCAGAATACCAAGACTTAATTAGAGGATTATATGGATATGCGAAAGAGTGTCTTCAATTTGATGAAGATGCTAAAATTTCTTTCATTCATAGTAGTAAAAATGCTAGTAATCCTCTAGGAAAAACAGCTTTCTACGATCCAGAACAAAAGAAAATTTCTATATTCATAACTGGAAGGCATATAAAAGATGTTTGTAGGAGTCTAACCCACGAAATTGTGCATCATGCTCAGAATTGCCGAGGAGATCTTCAAGGACATTCTACTGATGAAGGATACGCACAGGAAAATTCTCATTTGAGACGAATGGAAGAAGAAGCATATCTAGCAGGCAATCTAATTTTTCGTGATTACGAAGACAAAATTAAAAAGGAGAATAATAATGAAAGGTACTAAAAGACTAAATAGCATAAAATATGACAATCCTGTCGATGAAGCTGAAGAAGAAACAGTTAATGATGCTGCAGAAACTACTAAAAAAACAATTAAAGAAAGTTATTTTGAGAAATTAGCTAGAAAAAATGAAACATCTGCTGAAAAAATAATGCCAGAAGATAAGGAACATTTAACGAAAAATAAAATTCGTTTAAATGAAGAGCTTATGCGTCGTTGGATTAAAGTAGAAAAAAAGGAGAATAATAATGAATCCACGTAGAAGACGACAGAAAAAAATGATTGAAAGAAATCTTCAGGTCGGAAATGTTCAAGTTCCAGTTGAAGTTACATCTCCGGTTGTAGTTTCAGAATCGGCAATAGTGGTTGAATCAATTCAAGAAGTGGAAGAAGAGTCTTTTGTAAGTGTTGTTGAAGAAAAGGTTGAAGAGTAAAATGAAATCAAGAGATTTTCTCAATATCTTACAGAGAGATTTTTTACTAAATGAAGGAGTAGCTGGAATAAACAGTTATATTCAATCATTGACGGATGTATTGTCAACATTTACCCCCAGAACAGTAGGAGACTCAAGAAGATTAGAAGTGGCAAGAGAAAATCTCTTAAACGTAAAAAGGCATGTTAAGCGCCTGGAAGAAAAAATTTCTATACTTGAGGAAGAGAATACTGTACTCAAGGAAAAGAAAATTAGGAAAAGATAATGAGCGGCATTTACCAAATAAAAAATCTTGTCAATGGTAAGGTTTGTGTGGGAAGCACTATTTCGTTTCGTAAAAGATTTTTAGAACATAAAAAAGATTTGTTAAGAAATGAACACGATAATGATCATTTGCAAAAGACTTGGAATAAAGTTAACCTAATACGAAAAAAATGGAAACAAAATGAAAATACACAAGTTGGATTAGCAAAAGAGTTTAATGTTTCTAGAGGATGTATAAGAGCGATTTTAAAAAATAGAACTTGGATAAGTGAAAATCAATCAGGCTTTTCACAAAATGGTGAATAATATCGGTGGTTTAGCAGGACACCTTGCCCATCTCTATGACAACCCAAATTTAACTTTTGGACAAATTAAAGATGTCTTGAAACAAGCTTCTGGAGGTAAATTACTAGGAACAGAAAAAACTGATGGAATCAATCTATTTTTATCTTTTTCAAATAAAGATGGTAAAGCTAAAGCAGCCAGAAATAAAAGTAACATAAAGAGTGGAGGATTAGATGCTAATGGGTTGATTAAAAAATTCTCCGATAGACCCAACATGTCAGAGTCGTTCAAAGAGGCTATGAGTTCTTGGGAACAAGCTATTTCTCAACTTCATCCATCAGCGCGACAAAAGATTTTTGGTAATGACGCAGAAATTTATTACAATGTAGAAATATTAGATCCTGGCATGCCAAATGTTATCCAATATGATAATAAAAATCTGCTAATTCATCAAACAGGACATGCGTTCTTTGATAGAGAAACTGGACATGTAAAAGATGTTGATATATTGGAAAATTATAATGTTCTAAAAACTGCCATAGATAAAATTCAGACAATTGGACAACCTGGTAATTTTAATGTTGTAAATGATGCTGTTCGAACTTTGAAAATGTTGGACAGTAAAAAACCACTTCACATAGCATTATCACGCCTATCCCAATTACAAGAAGAAACAAAGATTTCTGACAAACAAACTGTTGGAGAATATATATCTTTGAGAGTTGCTAAGTTTCTCAAAAAAGAAATTCCAGGGTTAACTCCAGCTATAATTCGTGATTTAACTAATAAAATACTCGGAACTTCAGGGTTGAGAATTGATAAAATTCTTGAAAGAACTCCGGATGAACAAAAACAAAAAGTTAAAGCAATTGCTGATAATCCAGCATTTATCCTCAAAAAAGCTATAGCTCCACTAGAAGATATAATTCACGATTTTTCCGTTGAAGCTCTCAAGGGTTTGGAAAGCGCTTTTATATTAGACAATGATAAAGAAGTGAAACGTCTTCGTGGAGAAATTACTCAAGCAGTTGCCACAATCGAACGTTCTGGACAGGATGAGGCAATTTCCATATTAAAACGTCAATTAGAAAAACTCAAAACTGCTGAAAACATATTCACGGCATCAGAAGGATTTGTATTTGTATATGATGGAATAACATATAAATTTACTGGTAATTTTGCTCCTATAAATCAAATTTTAGGAATGTTTAAATATGGACGGGGAAAAATACCTCCCCTCAAGGACATAATAAAAGAAAGTGATAAAAATAGAATTATTAGTCTAGTTCCTGGAGGATTTAAACCACCACATATTGGGCATTATCTTGGTGTCAAATATTTATCTGATTTTCCGAACATAGACGAAGTAAGAGTTGTTATTTCTCCCAAATCGAGGTTTGATTCTTTACGTCAAATTGAAATAACGGAACAAAAATCTGCTAAGATATGGAAAATATTCACTCAAAATGATCCAAAAGTAAAAATATTAATTTCCAAAGTTACTTCACCAGTAAGAGACGTATATGATATGATGTCTGAAATGAATCCTGGCGATACTTTAGTGTTGGCTCTTGGAGAAAAAGATTTAGATGACACTAGATTTTCTAGGGCACAAGAATGGTCTGATAAAAATAATCTTGGCGTTAAAATAAAAACGATAACAACAAATGTTGGCAAATATTCAAATATAAGCGCTACAAAAATAAGAGATTTAATCGCAAACAATGATAAACAAAATTTTTTTAAACTAATGCCAACTCATTTATCCACACAAGAAAAAGAACAAGTCTGGATGATACTTATTGATAAGACTATGAAGAAAGACAATAAACAGTTAGATGAAATGTCAGCAATGGGAGCAACAGCAGGTTCTATTGAAGGTTCTATTGAAAGAACGCCAACGAATTTTAGCAAGAAAAGAATTAAAGGTCCGTGGAATGAAATGGATGAAACAGTTTTTATCGATCGCCGAAAAATAATGGCTGAGATGATGCTAAGAAATATTGTTAAAAATTTTATAAAAGAATCTTTATGTGAAACACTATCTTCACGAGAACGAGCCACAAATATATTGAGAGAACAATTCAGAAGGGTATTAGTTGAAGCCAAGTCTGAAGTTCCTGACACTGTTCATCCTTCCACTGGGATAAATATTTTAGAAGAATTACTCAAAAAGATAATTTCACAACTAGAACAAGATTATAAAACATTAACCTCAAGTAAAGAACAGAGGCTATCTTTTAGAGCACATATTTTGAATGCTGTTAACAAAACATTAACAACCGCCGATATTAATCAAAATGCTGGAGGGATGATAAAAACTCCAGAAGATTCTATGGAACAACAGGTAGATGAAATATCTGTTAATGTTGGAGATGAACAAGATTCAATTCCAGACGCATCCTCAAAATTTATAGATGTTGATGGAAATACGAAAAAATTTCAAAAGTTATTAAAGAAAAATCAAAATTTTTCCATTCCTGGAAAGAACGAAACAGGAAGAAATATGGCAATGACGACATATGATAAATTGGAGAAAAATATACTTGACAGTTACAATATACTGAGCGACAATGAAGACCAGAAAGTTTTTTATGATTATCTCATGGTAAATTTACGTATGTATTTTGATAAGTTTGAAGGCGAGTTGACTTCTCAAATAGAAGAACCTAACGCTGGTAGCGACATTACTAATTCATTTGAAGATTCCGAAAGTGAATTTGATAATATAAATTCTGAAAAGAAAGAACAGACTATTTAATGGCTTTGAAAAATAAAACAACCAAATCAAAACAAATTCAAATAGATTTAAATAATTCTGGTGTAAAATTCGATCAAGAAAAACCTAAAATGTCTTTAGTGCCAAATTTGGCATTAGAAGAGGTCGCTAAAGTTATGACATATGGCGCGAAGAAATATGCTTCATATAATTGGATGTCAGGATTTGATTGGACTCGTTTATCTGATGCGGCAATGAGGCATATTAATGCTTTTAACGCGGGAAAAGACATTGATCCTGAATCTGGACTTTCACACTTAGCTCATGCGGCATGTTGCGTTATGATGCTATTTGATACAACAAAATTATACCCAGAAAGGGATAACAGGTGGTATGGCTGGAAAGAATTTAATGAGAGAGCGCTTCTTCGCAAAAAAGATGTATTGGTTAAACAGAAGAAAGCAAGGAAGATTAAAAACAGTTGAGGCAATATCAATTAAACTTCGTTCTCAAGGTAAATCTAGTGAAGATTTCGAAATAATGTTGAGCCATTTAACTCTTGAAGAAGTAATTCAATTAAAATTAGAAGTAACAACAAGGATGCTAGCTAATAACAAGTTTTACGGATTTCCACTTTGGGCACTTATGCCAAATATAACAAGGGAAGCTTTATTGGGATTTGCGTTGAGTAATACCTTTTCCAGGAAAGATACAGCAAGTTTTCTAGGCATAACGGAAAGAAATTTAAAGGATATAATTAAGAGATTTAAACCTTTCTCCGAATCATATGGAGATAATGTTTTGTCAGAACCGGAACACGATAATCAAGATTAAAAAATTTAATTTTTTGGATATAAAGATTTATCCAATTCTAAACAAAGAGAGTCGTAAAATTGTTTATCAGAAAAATAATTCGATTCTGCTAAATCAAATATTTGTCTAACTTGATCGATTGTTGCTCCGAAGGATATGTCATTAAAGTTAGATAAATATGAATGAATAATGCCGATAACTTCTCCGTTAATGTTTATAACTGGTCCACCAGATATTCCCGGAGAAGCGGGTATAGTATAAAATGCGTTAATATCTTTTGAGTTTATACCCAAATCAATAGTTCCTGTGTAAAATCCAGAAAAAACGGGAACAAAATTTATCTCCCACAATCCAGTTGGGAATCCAAGTGTATATGCCCTTTGCGATTGTCTAGGTGCCGTTTCAGAAATTTTTAATGGTTGTTTTGGAATTTTAGTCGATAACAAGATACACGTATCTGACTCTTCTATTGTTGAAATATTAGTAGCGGCATGTTTTATTCCATCGATATCTTGGATAAGATATTCACTTTTTGTTCTAATCGTGTGTTGTTCTGGTTTGTAATATGGAAAGTAAAGCATAATTCGTTTGAGTCCGCTAACTTCGCATATGTGTGAAGCGGTCAAAATAAATGTTCCCGTAGTTGTTTGTTTAATTATTGATCCAGATCCACTGTATACAGATATTTCTTTGGATATTGTAGTTGTAGTAGTAGTATCTATAATAGTTAATTCCGTAATAGTCGTTATTTTAACTACTGATTTTTTAACAGCATTGAGTATATTTTCTTCTTTAGAAAAAGTCACATCTACATTATCATTGAATAGATGATTAGAACTACAGCAGCTAACGATAGTTAAAGAGGTAATAAGTATGACTATATTCTTGAGATTTGTGATACTATTCAAAGTCATATAATGTTAACTACTACTACTATTTACAAAAAGAGGTAACCAAATAGGTTTTTAGATGAAAAAAACATACATTTTAGACACATCCGTATATCTTTCTGATTTTCGTTCAATATTTTCATATGGCTCAAACAACATTGTCATTCCTTTAATAGTTTTAGAAGAAATTGATAATCATAAAAAGCGCGTGGATAGCGTCGGCACAAATGCACGTGGAATCATTAGGATATTAGATTCATTAAGGGAGAAAGGATCTCTGCAAACTGGTGTTAGAGTAAAAAAGAATAGTGGCTTTGTATTAGCAAAAAATTTTGATTTTGGTGTTTTACCAATTGGTTTTGATTCATCTATTCCGGACCACCAAATTATTGCTACTGCCATAACAGAACAAAAAAATAATCCAAATACTAAAGTTGTCGTTGTCTCATGCGACATAAATATGAGAGTTAAATGCGACTCTATAGGTATAAAAGCAGAAGACTATACTCCAAATCGCGCAATAAAAGAAAAATCACAAATCTACACTGGCTTCTCAACTTTTTTAGTTGATGATCAATTGATTGACAGATTTTATTCTGGTGAAAACATTTATATTTCTAAACAAGATGCTATTAAACAAAAAAATCGATTTCACTGTAATCAATTTATAATGTTAGTGTCAAGCGCAAATGAGAAGAAAACAGCAATTGCGCGCTATATGGATGAAAATACTCCTCTTCGTAAAGTAAAAGAGAGTGAAAATCTTTGGGGCATTTCTCCAAAAAACAAAGAACAAAGTTTTGCCATAGATATTTTATTGGATCCTAACATTCCAGTTGTAAGTTTAATTGGAAAAGCAGGAAGTGGAAAGAGTTTATTGGCTGTAGCTGCTGGTTTACAACAATTAATGTCATCACCACTAAAAAATGGAAATGGAAAAAACGGAGATAAAGAAAAAGAACACAAATATAGTAGATTGATTATATCAAGGCCTGTACAGCCGATGGGTCGAGATATAGGGTTTTTGCCTGGCCCACAACCTTTAGATGCTAAGATATTAACTCCCAATGGATGGACTACCATGGGTGATATTGAAATTGGAAATTATATTATTGCTAAAAATGGAAAACCTTCGAAAGTTATTGGTACGTTTCCAAAAGGAAAAAAATCAGTTTTTGAAATTATAACTACTGATAATAGAAAAACAGAATGTTGTGATGATCATTTGTGGTATACCCAGACATCCGAGGAAAGAAAAAGAAATAAAAAAGGAAAAATACGCAGTACTAATGAAATTAGAACAACATTAAAAATAGGAGACAAAATTAATCATTCAATACCAAGAAACGAACCTATACAATTTAATAAACAATTATTACCAATTCCTCCTTATGTATTAGGCGCAATATTGGGTGATGGATCAATATCAAATAGTATTGGTATATCTAATATAGATAACGAACTTATTGATAGAGTAAGAAAAGAATTGGAAATGATGGATTGTATTTTAGGTGATCCTGGCAAATCAATTTTTTATAATATAAAAAGAAAATATCAAACAAATAATAAACCATCTAGAAAAATAAAAATAACTAATTCTATAACAAAAGAAGAAATAGAATTTTCTTCAATAGGAAAAGCATTAGAAAAATTAGATATTAATCGTTCTACTTTGCAAAGTAGATGTGATAAAAAACTTATTATTGATAATTTTAAATATGAATTTCTAGATTGTGAAAACAAATGGAGCAATCCAATAAAAGAAGAATTATTTAAATTAGGTTTAGAAGGCAGAAAATGTAATGATAAATTTATTCCTAATATTTATAAATTTTCTTCTATAGAAGATAGAATTGCAATACTGCAAGGATTAATGGACACAGATGGCACAATAAAAGAAAAAGGAGAAGCCGGTTTTATAACAACTAGCAAACAATTGGCATTAGATGTTATTGAATTAGTTTATTCATTAGGAGGTAAATCAATTTTAAGAAAAAGAGAAATTCGTAAAGAAAATGACAATACAAAAATAAATAATAGAATTGTTAAATCTAATTTTTGTACATATGAATTTACAATAAGTCTTCCAGAAACAATTAATCCATTTTTTATTTCTAGAAAATCAAATAGACATAAAGCAAAATATTTACATTTTAGTAAAATAAAAGAAATTAATTATATTGGAGAAAAAGAAGTTAAATGCATTCTAATTGATGATCCTGAGCATTTATATATAACTGATGATTATATTGTTACACATAATACTGTAGCTGAAAAGATGTTACCATGGCTTTCTCCAATTCAAGACAATCTAAGGTTTTTGTTTTCCAATGATCATTTAATGTTATCTCAATATATGGAGAAGGGAATAATTGAAATTGAAGCTCTAACATACATTAGAGGTAGATCTATTCAAAATGCTTATATAATAATTGACGAATGCCAGTCATTGACTAAGCATGAAATGAAAACCATCCTAACAAGAGTTGGAAATGACAGTAAAATAGTTTTGACTGGAGATGTAGAACAGATCGATAACGTACATGTCGATGATACTTCTAATGGACTAACTCATGTAGTAGAAAAATTCAAAGAATTTGATTTTGCTGGACATGTAACGTTAACAAAAGGCGAGCGTAGTCGCGTAGCTACCATAGCATCGCAGGTATTGTAAAAAATATATTCTGAAAAAACTTGAAAAGTGTCTAAAAGTGTGATATTTAAATTACTAATTTAGCTAAATTAATGTGATGACTCATGAATATTAATTCTATTAGAAATAAATTAAAAGAATCTAAGAGAATGATTATTTTTAATAGAATACCTGTAACAGTAATTGGTACTATATCACCTAATATAGATCTTAATAAGATATTAAGACAGATAGAGAGAACTTTAATTAGCAAAAAGTTTTTTTATAATATAGAGGAAATATATTTTGGTAATTTTAACTTCTTAAAAGGAAGACAAATACAATCACTATATTCTGATGGCTGTATATATGTTTCTGGTTTTAATAATGATCAAGATATTACTGAAACTATAATAATAAAAGACATAATTCATGAAATAGGACATTCATTAGAAACGGATTATGGGATGGACATATATGGAGATGGAGAATTAGAATTAGAATTCTATGCGAAAAAGAAAAAACTTCTTTTCACACTTAAAAATAGTGGTTACAATTTTCCAGGAAAAGAGTTTCTTTCAAATTCTGAATATTCTATAGAACTAGATAAATTTCTATATAGAGATGTTGGATATACCATCTTGGGACCTATGATTGTAGGATTATTCACTTCTCCATATTCAGCAACATCATTAAGTGAATATTATGCTAATGGATTTGAATATTTTTATACAATAGGAGATAGAAAATATCTTCAGCAGATTTGTCCAATTCTATTTAATAAAATAAAAGAACTTGACAAAATTATTAAAATGAATTAGAGGTAATATATGGAAAAGATTAATGGACAAAATGTGAGTGGCATTTTAATAATGAATCTTAAAGATAAAAATCTTATAAGTATAGATGTGACAGTCGATCCGATTCAAGATAAAGAAAAAGAGGTTAGAATCACAACCAAAGATATTACTAGATTTCTCATTGAAGAAAAAAATCTGAACATTACACAATGTGTTAAATCATCAGTCGTTACAAATACAGGTGACGATACTTTACATGGCACATGGATTTTTCAATTAATGAATCAAGAAACTAATCATTTAAAACAGATTGAAAAAGAAACTAATTCAATTCTTGACATCGATATTACATCCGATGTACCTTTGAAGGAAGACTCCCAAAAACGAAAGCGCGCTAGGAAATTATCTTCTATTATAGAGATAGACGAAGGAAAGGGAGATCCTGAATCGAGTGTTTAATGTATATTTCTTATTCTTCTTTATCTGATTGGTCAAAATGTCCTTTTTATTTTAAGCTAAAATATATAGATAAAATTCCTCATGATAAAGGCAGCATACATACAGCTTTTGGCAATGCCGTTCATGCCACTAACCAATCAATTCTTGTAGATAATATCTCAGATATAGAAAATGTGTTTAAAACAAACTTTAAGAGATCTCTTAAAGAACTTTCTGGAAATATTAAACAAAATATTTTCTCTGATAAAAGTCTCAAAAAATTAGCTAAGGAAATGATGGAAGTTGGACCATCCCTTTGCAAAAAGTCAATTGAGGAACTTCATAAACAGTTTCCTGGTTTTGTGATTATTTCTACAGAAAGTAAAATAATAGAACCAATTATAAGTTATATGAAAAAGAATTTTGAATTCAAAGGTATTTTAGATGTTGTTATTCATACACCATCAGATGATACAATTCATATACTAGACTGGAAAACAACAAGCTGGGGTTGGGATGCTAAAAAAAGAAATGACAAGATGACAACATATCAGCTTACATATTATAAACATTTTCTTTCTCAGCAAGAAGACATAGAATTAAATAAAATCAAAACTCATTTTGGATTAATTAAACGCACTGCCAAGAAAGATAATATTGAAATATTCGAGACAAAAATAGGAAAGAAAAAAATAGACAATGCTCTTAAACTTTTAAATACCATGGTATACAATGTTGACAATGAAAAGTTTCCAAAGAATAGATTATCATGTAAATATTGTCCGTTTTTAAAAACAGAATTCTGTCCGTGAAGAATAAAAAATAAAGTTTAGGCTATGTTGAGGAAGTGCATTATATGTGAGAATGAGTTTGAAGGAACGTGGGCGTCCAAAACATGTTCAAAAGAATGTCGCGTGAGACACAATAACGACAGAACTAAAAAAAATCGATTACAACATTTATCAATTTTTAATTGTAAAGAATGTCAAAAAGAGGTTATAAGGTATAGGAAGGGTGGTGGATTTTGTAGCAACAGTTGCGCTTCGAAATTTTACATAGAAAATGGTGCGTATAATAAATGGCGTTATCGAGCTAATGATAAAAAAGGAATATACAAAAATTGTATTATATGTGATAAACCATTTTACGCAAAACCTTCTGAAGTAGAAAACAAGAAGTTGTGTGGTAATAAAATTTGTCATCAAAAATATATGTCTAATTTATTTTTTGGTGAAAATAATCCAATGTTTGGTAAAAAACTTACAAATGAACAAAAGTTGAAACAAAAAAATACTTTACAAAAAAATCATGGCGTTAATAACGCTTATGAACTTTCTAAGCGTCATGCTCAGAGTAAGCCAAACAAAGAAATCTTAGATTTTTTACAAAAAGAACTTAAAGAATTTGGGTTTAAAGCTGAACAATACATTTCTGGATTTTATGCTGACGTTTTTAGCAAAAAGCATTCTATAATTGTTGAATTTAACGGTGGTTATTGGCACTGCGACCCTAGAGATTATGATAAAAAATATTTCAACAAAAAAAAGAACATGTATGCCAATGAAATATGGGAAAAGGATGAAAAAAGGTTAAACTTTTTAAAAGGATTAGGATATAAAGTTTATATTATTTGGGAAAAAGATTTTAACGAAAATAAAAAATTAGTTTTAGAAAGGTTAAGGAAAGAAATAAGTGACAAAAAAGATTAAAATACTAACAATTTCCGATCATCCGTCGACTGACAAGGTTTAGCGGATGTAAAATCGGGTGAATTGCTGGAAAATTCTTAAAAACATTGTTCTACAGCGTAGTTGGAAACGACATGCGCGAAAGAAAAAAAATAATGTAATTGAACAATCAGCAGCCAAGCTCCTGTCTGGAAACGGTGGAGAAGGTTCAGAGACTACGGTTAGCCTAAATTGCTATAGCAACATGGTAATGATCCGACAGCGCCCGACATGTTTTTGTAACATGGTGATATAGTCCAATAATCGTAAGCCCGTCTGGGGTTGGATCGCAAACTAAATACATGTGTGAAGCACTCCTTAAAACAGGAAAATATCAGATTATTACTTTAGGTGGCGCATTAGTTCACAGTGATCGACGCATTGTTAAATTCCATGAATTTGGAGATGATTGGATCATTTATCCAGTTGATGGGTATGCCAATCAAGAAATTGTTCGTTCAGTCGTTAGAAATCATAGACCTGATATTCTTTGGTTTATGACCGATCCAAGATTCTATATTTGGCTTTGGGAAATTGAACACGAAATACGTTCCTTGGTACCGATGGTTTATTACCACGTTTGGGATAATTACCCATATCCAAGCTTCAATAAAGTATTATATGATTCAACAGATTTCATTGCTACCATTTCAAAACTTACATCAGACATTGTAAAGACTGTTTCTCCAAACGTAGAAGAAACATATTTTCCGCATTCTGTGAATACATCCGTTTTTACTAAATTACCAGATGACAAAATCATTTCTTTAAGAAGAGAGAATTTTCCCAATGCTACAGATAAAATGTTGTTTTTCTGGAATAGCAGAAATGCTAGAAGAAAGCAAAGTGGAACTCTTATTTGGTGGTTTAAAGAATTTTTAGACATTATAGGGCACGATAAAGCAATGCTGCTTATGCACACTGAGCCAAAAGATGAAAATGGACAAGATTTATATGCCATAATTAAAGAACTTGGTTTAGATAAAGAGCAAAGTGTTTTTATATCTAAAGATAAATTAACATCAGAAAATATGGCAGGAATTTATAATATGGCGGATGCTACTCTATCAATTTCGGATGCAGAGGGTTTTGGACTTTCTGTTTTTGAAAGCCTTGCTTGTGAAACTCCAATTATAGTCAGTATGACAGGTGGTTTACAAGAACAAGTAATGGATATGACAAATATTCAAATGTCTTGTGAATTTGTCGAAAAAAGAAATAATGAGATATCTGATAAAATAAAAATATGTGAACATGGAATTGGAATAATTCCGGCGTCAAGCGTTGTAATTGGATCACAAACAGTGCCATATATTTTTGAGGACAGAATTTCAAAACCGGATTTTCTCAAGGCAATGGTTATGTTTTATAATATGACAAAAGAAGAACGCATATTGATGGGTAAAAAGGGAAGAGAACATGTTATCAAAAATTATAATTTTGAATCATTCAACAAGCGTTGGGATGAAGTTTTAACTCATGTTCACGAAAAGCATGGTAGTTGGGAAAATAGAAAATGTTACAGAGCGTGGGAATTGAGAACTTTATAAAAAAGTGTAAGGGGTAAATATGGTGAAAAATATTATTTATAATTTATTGAAAACGATGGAGTATATGTTTTTTCTAATTGAGAGATTATTATATACTTTGCGACGCCGGGTGGAAAAAAAGTCAATTAAGTTTTCACCACATAATATTTGTTTTGATAATAAAGAATGTTTTAATAACAGTATAAAAAGTTTTTTTAAAAATTCACTTCGTGGACAAAAACTAAAAGAAGTCGCACTAAAAAAAAGATTATTATATCCTAGGCATATAGATAATGTATCTTTATCTTCGCGTGTATGCGATCCAAAAACTAATGAAATAAAAATTAAAAATATATTATAGGAAGCACAATGACTAAAAAAATCATAATGAGGGGACCTTTTTTGAGCCAAAGCGGTTATGGTGTTCAGAGTCGTTTTGCTCTTTCCGCTCTTCGAAAGTTTCCAGAACGATTTGACATATATCTCATTAATACCCCTTGGGGTAGAACAAGTTGGACATGGGAAGATACAGAAGAGCGCCGCTGGATTGATCAAATTCTTCAAAAAACTCTTGTTTATCAACAACAAGGTGGACAGTTTGATATATCATTACAAGTTTGTATCCCAAATGAGTGGAAAAAAATGGCTCCAATTAATATTGGATATACTGCTGGAATTGAAACAACTAAAATTTCACCTCAATGGTTTCAGGGATGTTTCAATGTAAACAAAATTCTATTAACATCTAATCATTCTAAATTTGGTTTTACCAATGCGCAGTTTCCAGCGACAGATAATGTTACAGGAAGACAATTTGTTGCCAAACTTGAGATGCCAATGGAAGTTGTTCCTTATCCGGTTAGAATTGTAGAACCAAAACCAATTAATGTTGATTTTAAGTATGATTTTAATTTTCTAACTGTAGCTCAATGGGGACCACGAAAGAATGTTGAAAATACAATTAAATGGTTCGTTGAAGAGTTTATGAATAAAGAAGTTGGATTAATATTGAAAGTCAATTCCGTTAATCAATCATTAATGGATAGAGAAATGACTCAAAATAGAGTTAATGATGTTTTATCTCAATTTAATGGAAAAGAACGAAAATGTGCTATACATCTTTTACATGGAGATTTAAGAGAGGAAGAAATGACTTTTCTTTATAGACATCCAAAAATTAAAGCTTTCATTAGTTTAACGCACGGAGAAGGTTTCTGCGGATTGGACTATACTCCAATTATTACAGACAAAGGACTTAAGAAATTGATCGATATTAAATCTGGAGATTTAGTATTGACTCATAGAAATCGATATCGAAAAGTTATAACTCCTATGTCTCGTGAATATTCTGGCGAGATGATTAAAATTGTTCCATATTGTGCAGTACCTATGGAACCAATTGTTTTAACGCCGAATCACAATGTTTACATTTATGATAATAAAAATAAAGAATTCTTGTGGAAAAGAAGCGATGAATTAAAACAAAATGACTATTTGGTTTTGCCAAAAATGTCAAAAAAAGAAAATATCATTAACAATATTGATATATTTGAACACGTAAAAAATGAAAAAAATTTAGTACTAAACGATGAAGATATTTTTTATATGCATTCAAATAAACTTGGCCTAAAAATAAAAAATAATATCAATATTGATAAAAAATTTGGTAGATTGTGTGGATGGTTTTTAGCCGAAGGATGTGTATCTGATGATAGAATTATTGCTTTTTCTCTTCATGATAAAGAAATTGATTCTTTTGGAAAAGAAATTATCAATTGCATGAAAGATATATTCGGGATAGAACATTTTAGGATAGAAAAAAGAAAAAATAAAAAATGTTCTGTTATTGTATTTCACAATAAAATTGTGGCTTTATTTTTCAAATCTTTATTGGGAAATAAATCAAAAAATAAAGTTATTAGTGATTGCGTTTTCTCGTTTCCTAATGAATTTAAAGAGGGAATGATTACTGCTTTATTTGAAGGAGATGGATATATTAATACTAAAAATTACAAGAATCCATCTATAGAGGTACAACTTGTCAATAAAACATTATTGAGACAAATTAGAATATTATTATTAGAACAAGGAATATTATGTTCCTATAAAATGTGCACCCGAGAAGGAATTATTAAAGAAAAATGGAATTACAAGAGTGAAATTCATTCGTTAGTTATTGGAAAAAAAGAAAGTATTAATAAATTTGTAACCATGTTAAATAAACATACTTCTAATACTGTAATATACGACACACTGCAGTTGGCAGATTCGTTTAATGAAAAACAATCTGGAAGAACTAAAGAAAAAGAAGATTGTTTTTTGCTGAGAATAAAAAATATTACTAAATTTCAGCACGCTGGTAAAGTATTCAACCTTTCTGTTGAAGAAGACGAAACTTATTGTACTGAAAATTTTATGGTGCACAACTGTCTTCCAATGTTTGAATCAGCATATAATGGATTGCCGATAGTTGCCCCCGCATGGAGTGGACAAAATGATTTTATTTATATGCCAATAAAAGATAAGAAAAAGAATAAAATCAAAAATACATGTATGATTTCTAACGTAGCGTACGATATTAAAAATGTTCAACCAGAAGCAGTTTGGGATGGAATAATTATTCCTGATGCACAATGGTGCTTTCCTAGAGAAATTGATGCTAAACAACAAATGAGGGAAGTTTACAAAAATTATGGTTCTTGTAAATCGCGAGCAAACAAACTTCAAGAATATGTGTTAGACAAATTTGATTCCGATAAGATGTTGACACATTTCGCCGATTGTGTAGATGAATATTATCCAATTGTAGATATTGCGGATTTTCTGAAAGAAGAAAAAGAAGTTAATCCCTTATTGAAAGAAGTTATTGCGTATGATTAATACTAAAAAAGTTGTTTATGTTGCTGACTATTTTGCTAATGAAATCTGTGGCGGTGCCGAGTTGTGCGCAGAAGAACAAATAAAGTCTCTGCAGAAACGTGGATTCGAATTAGAAAAACTTAAAAGTGTTGAATGTACTTCTAACTTGCTAAAAGACAATAAAGATTGTTTTTGGATAATATCAAATTTTATGCTATTACCAGAAGATAGTAAACAAACACTGATTAATGAAAAAATAAATTATTTGATAGTTGAAAATGATTGGAAGGCATTCAAATCAAATAACCCAGCATTATTTCCAAATCTTGTTGTTCCTGAAGATCAAATACAGAATAAACAATTTTTTAAATCAGCGAAAGCAGTTTTTTGTCAAAGCAAGATGCATGCTGAAATAATGGAGAAAAATCTTCTTCTCAAAAATATTGTCAATATTGGATGTAATATATGGTCTGATGAAGCAGTTGAAGTCCTTCGCAACAATATTGGAAAAAAGAAGAATAGAAAAGTTGGTATTATCCAATCCAATAATAAAAATAAAGGCATGCCCGAAGCAATACAATATTGTAAAAAGAATAAAATAAATTATGAATTAATTCCATTTTGTGATCAAGATAGATTTTTTGATGAACTTGCCAAAACAGAAACGTTGGTGTTTTTTCCTACATGGATTGAAACATTTTGTAGGGTCGCGATTGAAGCTAGAATTCTAGGTTGTAAATTAATAACAAACAAAGCTTTAGGATGCGCATCAGAAGATTTTTTCAAATTAAAGGGCGAAGAGTTATTAGAATATATTGCCGGAAGAAAAGAAAAAACAATTGATTTGTTTGAGAAAGTAATCAAAGATAAAGAAGTGGAAAAATTTAATTCAGTAAAACTTCCCAAAGTTTCAGTTATTACGACAATCTATAAAGCAAAGGAACATATTAAAGGTTTTATGGATTCGTTTGTAGCACAAACAATATCAGACGATTCTGAATTAATCATTATCGATGCCAATTCTCCAGATGATGAAGTCTCAATAATTTCGAAATATATACAAGTGCATACAGACAATATTAAATATATTAGAAAAAACACCCAAATAACTCCAATGGAAGCATTTAATGAAGCAACGAAACTTGCGTCCGGGGAATTTATAGCATGTGTGTTGGCTGATGATAGGATGGCGAACGATCATTTAGAAACACTAGCAAAACACTTAATGTTGAATCCAGAAATCGATTTGGTATATGGGGATTGTCTTCAAACGACAAAACCTAATGAAACAGTTGAACAAAATTCTTCAAAAGGAAGATTGTATGAACACTCTCGAATGGATTTTTCCAGAGAAAATATGATCAAATGTCTTCCCGGACCCCTACCTCTATATCGTAAATCTATTCACGATAAAGCGGGACTATGGGATGAAAAACTCAAACACGCTGGAGATTGGGAGTTATGGTTGCGAGCTGTTAGAGCTGGTTCTCTTTTTAAGAAGGTTAATAAAATATTGGGACTTTATTATTATAATCCAGACGGATTAAGCACAAGTTCCGATCCAGACAAAATGCTTCGTCGAAGGCGCGAAGAACGTGATGTTTTCCATGAATTTAAAGATGTTATAGGAGAGTCAAATTATAATACCTTTAAAGAATACTTTGACAGTGTTGAATAAAAATGTTACACAATTATTGTTCTATTCATATGGGATATGTGTGTTGTAGTTGTAATGGGAATCGAGGAGAAAAAATGACAGAGAAGAAAAGGAGATATTTGCCATCGCTATCAGACTTGATAGATAGGATGTCGATAGATCAGTTGAAAGAAGTTAGAATTCCTGAACATAAAGCAGCGTACGCGCAAGAAATAAAGGACATAATGTATGATATTGATCTATTTTTAGATGAAATTCCAGTAGCGCTCAATGCTGACATCATTCGTAATATCATTATCCTTGCGCACTATAACAATCATATCTGGTATAATGAAAGTGAAGCAAGAAAAGGCAATAAAGACGGAAGTAAGCTTTTATTGTCACATTCTTTGAATGGAGTAAGAAATAGAGCTAAAAATAATATTGAATATCAAGTCAAAGGAAGAATTGATCATAAAGTTGATTGCTTGGCATCAGAATATTCTGATTGGGAACCAAGCTGGAATAGTGAGGAATAAAATATGAGATATCTTATATCCGGAGCAGCGGGATATATTGGTTCTAATCTAGTTGGCAAAATTTTAGAACAGGACTATCCATTCGGTGAAGTTACAGCACTAGACTCACTTCTTTACGATAAAACTTCTCTTCTTCAGTACGCAAATGATGATAGATTCAATTTTGTTAAAGGTGATGTACGAGATAAAGAGTTGCTTGGTTTTTTATTAAAAAATCATGATGTTATTATTTCTCTCGCTGCTTTAGTCGGCGCTCCATTATGTGATAAACGTCCACAAGAAGCGTGGGACATTCATCACGGAGCTAATGAATTCCTTGCCAATAACAAATCAAAAGATCAATTACTTTTGGTTCCAAATTCGAATTCTGGTTATGGAACTACTGATGGGACTTCAACGATAACAGAAAAAGATCCACTTAATCCGATATCTGTTTATGGAAAATCAAAATGCGCTGGCGAAGAAGCAATTCGGCAAGTCGAGAACCATTGTTCGATGAGACTTGCTACAGTGTTTGGTCCATCGTCAAGGATGCGAACTGATTTGCTTGTGAACAATCTTGTGTTAAAGGCAATGAGAGAAAAAGTTCTTATTGTATATGAAGGCTCATACATGCGTAATTATATACATATTGATGATGCGTGTAATGCTTTTATATTCGCCATAAATAATTGGGATAAGTGTAAAAATGAAGTATTTAACGTTGGAAATGATAAACTCAATATGAGTAAACTTCAGCTTTGTCAAAAAATTTCTGAACATATTCCATTGGAAATTATTGAAGCACAAATAACAAAGGATCCTGATTGTCGGAATTATATTATTAGTAGTCAAAAATTCTATGATAAAGGATTTAGTTGCCGTACTGATCTAGATGAAGGCATTATACAACTCAAAACTGTGTACGAAATGTTAAATGATGATTTTATAATCTATGCCAACTATTGATGCCGAAATTATTGTTATTGGTGCTGGAGTAATTGGTCTTGCTATAGCTGAACGCTTATCTCGTTCTGGGAAACAAGTAATCATTGTTGAAAAAGAAAACAGTTTTGGTCAACATACTTCAAGTAGAAATAGTGAAGTAATTCATTCTGGTATTTATTACCAAGCAAATAGTCTAAAATCAAAATTGTGTATTGAAGGCAATAAAATGCTTTATGATTTTGCTCATGAGCACAATATTCATCATAAGAAATGCGGAAAATTTATCATATGCCAAAAAGGAGAGGAAGGTTATTTAATTGATATCCTTTCCAACGGAAAGAGAAATGGCATTGAAGGGTTAACAATAGCGAAAGATAATATTCCTGATACTATAAAGTATAATACCGCTGTATGGGTGCCGTCTACTGGCATAATCGACTCTCATGCTTTAATGTATGAATTGAATAGACAGATAGGACAGAGAAACAACGTATATGTTGGATTCGGATGTAATGTTCGGAGCATTCAATACGATCGCTATGAAGGTGGCACTTTTCGAGTTGGAATAGATGATTTTCATTTAACATCTAAAATTCTAATTAATTGTGCTGGGCTCTGGGCAGATAAAATAGCAAATTTGCTTTTTCCAAACCAATATAGATTGGAATTCTGGAAAGGCGATTATTATAAAACAAATAAAATTAAAAATCTTAATCATTTAATTTATCCATTGCCTCGTTTTGATAGTTTGGGAATACATACTCGAATTAATTTAGATGGTTCTGTTTCTTTTGGACCAAACGCTTATAGAGTATACGATGTTGATTACAATATTGATGAAAGATTTAAAGAAAGTTTTCTTTCATCTATCAATGAATATATTGAATTAGGCGATGAAGATATATTTCCTGATTATAGTGGAATTCGTCCAAGACTTTCTGGTAATGAGGGCAATAAAAAAGATTTTATAATCAAGAATGAAATTGACAATGGTTTCCGCAATATGATAAACTTGATTGGAATAGAATCACCTGGGCTTACTTGCTGTTTATCGATAGCAAAATACGTTGAAGGAATAATAGTATAAAATGGTTTCTGTAAAATATAAAAATAGGAGAGAAAATGAAATTTATTTTTAGTTTTTTGTTTGTAGTGCTTTTGTCGTCTTGTAATTTTGAAGCGGATTATAATAATTCTATTTCCGGACTTCATTCTTGGAATGGATATCATTGGGCAAGAACGTCAAATCCTTTCACTTTGAATTTACGAGATAATGTATCAACTACGTGGGATCCATATTTAAATGAAGCCTCATACGATTGGAGTTTGTCTTCCGTATTGGATACAACTGTAATGCTATTTAATGGAAGATCTTGTAGGATTTCTGCTGGTTCTATTTTGATTTGTAATTCAAAGTATGGAAAAACAGGATGGCTTGGAATTGCCCAAATTTGGATTAGCGGTGAACATATTACGCAAGGCATTGTAAAAATGAATGACACTTATTTTAATATGCAGCAGTACAATACACCTGAACTTAGAAGACTTGTTATGTGTCAAGAGATAGGACATACGCTAGGATTAAGTCATCAAGATGAGGATTTTTATAATATTCCTTTAGGAAGCTGTATGGATTATTCAAGCAATCCAGTTTTGAATCAACATCCAAATTTTCATGATTATGAAGAATTGGAATTGATTTATGAACACCTAGACACAACTACGACTGTTATTTCATCTACTTTAGATGGCAACAATTGGGGAAATATCGTTTCTTCCGGTGAAAAATCTAGGATTCATATTTTGTGTGAAGATAGGGAGTGTTTGATAACTCACGTATTTGAGGTAGAATAATTTGAGCTATAGTGAAAAAATAATAGGTGGAGAAGAAAGAAGAAAAATGGATAATTCTGAAGAAAAACAACCATTGCAAATAACAGAAGCGGCAAAGGTAGAGTTTGTAAAATATCTTGAAGAAAAAGAAGAGAGAGGACAATATATTCGTGTTGGAGTGATAGCAGGAGGTTGTTCGGGATATCGTTATCTTCTTGAAGATGGAACGTTAGAAGAAGGCGACCATGTTATTCCGATAGATGAAAGCAGAAAAGCTGTTTTAGTAGACCCAAAAAGTTTTATATTTCTTCAAAATGTTGTGTTAGATTATAGAGAAGGATTAATGGGATCAGGGTTTAAGTTTATCAACCAAAGCGCATCTCGTTGTTGTGGATGCGGCGAAAGTTTCTCATGTGGTTAGATATTTTTGGAAGGAATGAAATGAGTAAAAAAGCACTTATCATTTTAATATTAGATTTGGACTATAGAGCGAAGTATTATGAACAAGAAACAAAAAGTTGGCTTGACAGAATGATGGAAGGCGAGTAGGGTCTTAGGTATGCACGAAATTATTGATATTGGTTGGGATATGGATGTTCCGTTTTCTATTGATAAAGCTGCTGATTATTGGTTTAATGTTTATTGTCAATGTATAGAGTGTGGCGATTTTGTTCATCTCGAACAGGCAAGAATCAAGCTTGAACAGATATCAAAACTTCTTGGATATGACACTTTAGATATTTTTTTAAAAAAAGAATATGGAAATCATTAATTACATTAATCAAAATATTCCAATATGGTGTATTTTGAAGGGAGATCATGCATGTCAGGATGTTGAGAAATTTCTTTCTGCGTCTATTATTAAATCTCCCAATTTTATTGATAATAAAGAAAACGAATTGCGAAAAATCTTTTTAAAAGAGACTAAAAATCGTAAATGGTTATTTGATTTTATTGAAAATAAATCATTCGCGCTAGTAAAATTGGAAAAAAAAGACATTGTAAATGTATTATCAGTGTGGAATAACGTACCACTGTATAGACTTGCTAAAGAATACAAACGAGCATTTCTTAACAATAAGAAGGTCAAAATCAAAGGAGTGGTGAAAGATAAAGGTTCAGTGCGTGAAGTAAATCGTAGAATGAAAACATTACCAAGCGTTTCTTTAGACACGAATTGGATGATTGATTTTAATCCTAGTATAGATTATCATCGATGTATTTGGATGAAACGTAAAGATGGACAATATCAAATAGTTGATGGAACACACAGAACTGTTGCAACAATATGGAAATATTTTTTAAAAAATAAAAAAACGAAAATGCCACCGTGGTATGCAATAATGTTCGAAGAATAAAAAATTTCTCTAAATAAAATTATTGATATTGGACGTTTTATGCAGCAAGAGTTTTTAGAATTCTTTATAGGATGTGCCGTAAAACCCATTCATCGCTTTGGCGTGGGTGGGTAGTTCACTAAAGAATGTATGTCTGAAACAGAAGACAGAGCACTACTAGAAATACAGTTTCTAGAATAGTAAGAAATATAACATGGAAGGAAAATCAAAGATGAGTAAAAATTTAGACATACTTTTTGTGCACAGTAATAGTTTGGAAATCAATTATCAAGAACTTGCTAATGAACATAGCGCAATAGAGCCTAATATTTGGGCTGGTATGTTAGCAAACAGTTGCAAAAGTAAAGGTTTTTCTTCACAAATATTAGATTGCGAAGCAGAACATTTAACAACTAACAATTCTGCAAAAGAAATTGTTTCTAGAAATTCCCGTTTAATTTGCTTTGTTGTTTTTGGTGCCAATCCTAATGCTTCTACTCAATCAATGGAAGGAAATATTGCAACTGCAAAAAAAGTCAAAGAGCTTAATCCTAATTCAAAAATTATTTTTGTAGGTCCACATGTTTCAGCCGTTCCTAGGGAAACTCTTAATGAAGGTTGCGTTGATATTGTGTGCACGAATGAAGGTGTTTATGCTCTTCATAATTTATTGAAATGCAATGTTGACGATAATCACGATCTTCTAAAAATAAAAGGTATTGGTTTTAAAACAAAAGAAGGATTATCAATAATAAACGAACCAGAAAGAATTGTTCCAAAAGATTTTCTCGCGAGAGATTTGCCAGGAATTGCTTGGGATTTAATGCCAAATATTAAATATTTTAAAACCTCAGGCTGGCACAGTTGGTCAAATAACACAATAAAAACTCCATTTGCATCTCTTTATACTTCTCTTGGTTGCCCATATAAATGTAGCTATTGTATGATAAATATTCTGAATAGGACTGACAATGCACTTCATATTTCAGCCGCTGATAGCAATATTTTTCGCTATTGGGATCCAGAGTTCATTATTAAACAGTTTGATATTATCGCGCAAATGGGCGTAAAGAATGTTAAAATAGCAGATGAACTTTTTGTCTATAATCCAAAGCACTTTCTGAAAATATGTGATTTGATAATAGAGCGAAAATATGACTTCAATATTTGGTGTTATTCTAGGGTTGATACTTGCAAGCCTGAATATCTTGATAGAATGAAAAAAGCAGGAATAAACTGGTTAGGAATAGGCGTTGAGAATCCAAATCAAGTTCTCCGTAAAGAAGTTCATAAGGGAGGATTCAAAGAAGTAAAAATAGATAACTTATTTAGTATGATGAGAAATGCCGGAATAAATATAGGAGCAAACTACATTTTTGGACTTCCAAAAGACACAAAAGAAAGTATCCAAAATACTGTTGAGTTTATGATGAATAATCTAACAGAGTTTATGAATATCTATTCGGCAATGGCACTTCCTGGAAGTCCATTATATTTAGAAGCAAGAAAAAATAAAGTTATATTGCCTGATCGGTATGCTGGTTATTCACAACATTCATATTACACTCAAAATCTTCCAACTGATACATTATCAGCAGCAGAAATTCTGCAAGCCCGTGATGATTGTTGGACTAGATATTTTACAAATTCTGTTTACCTTCAAATGATGGAAAAGAAGTTTGGGAAAGTTTGCACCGACAACATTAAAGCATCAACACAGATAAAACTAAAAAGGCGTTTGCTTGGAGATTAAATGAAAAACTTAATGACAGCCGAACAGTTAATTGCTTTTGAAGAAGACATAGCTCAATGTTTCAATAACAAAATGATTAGAGCGCCCATACATCTTCAGTCAAATAATTTTGAGATATTGATAAAGATGTTTGAAGAAATAAACGAAGAAGATTGGGTTTGTGGAACTTGGCGTTTTCATGCAGAAACGCTATTGAAAGGTGTTCCACCTGAAAAAGCAAAACAAGATATTCTTGACGGACGGTCAATCGAGTTGTGTAATAAAGAGCATAAAGTTTTTACATCTGCCATAGTAGCAGGCATTTTTCCTATTGCGCTAGGAATAGCGTTAGATATAAAAAGAAGGGGTGATAATAATAAAGTTTATTGTTTCGCAGGAGAAATGTCTGCTACTTGTGGTGGGTTTTATGAAGCATATACTTATGCGAAAAATCATTTTTTGCCTATTGTATTTGTGATAAGCGACAATGGTAAAAGTGTTTGCACTGACACCAGGGAGGTATGGAATACTCACAAACTTCCATTCGAACCAGATGAAATAAATCAAGGAATGATAGAAGAAAATGAGTTTTACAAGAGCAAATATTTGTGGTATTATAAATATCGCTTGGATTATCCTCACGCCGGCCCGGGCGGAAAAAGGATACAATTTTAGTTATGAAGAAATGTAGTAAATGTGGTCTTGAAAAAGAGTTGAGTGAGTTTAGTAATAATAAAAACAATAAAGACAATAAGCATGCATGGTGTAAAAATTGTAATAAACGATATAAAAAACAATTCTTTATAAATAACAAAGAAACTATTTTGGAAAAATATAAACAATATTATTTATATAATAAAGAAAATATTTTAGAACAGAAAAAACAATATTATTTATATAATAAAGAAAATATTTTGGAAAAATATAAACAATATTATTTATATAATAAAGAAAATATTTTAGAACAGAAAAAACAATATTATTTATATAATAAAGAAAATATTTTGGAAAAATGTAAACAATATCGAAAAAATAATATAGAAAAAATATTGAAACGAGATAGGAAACGAGATAGACAATATCGCCAATCTCCAAAAGCAAAAGAACTAAGAAAGAAAAAGTTCAAACAACGCATCAAAAATGATCCATGCTTTAGATGTCATCGTGTTATTTCTTCCTCGATTCGCAAAACCCTCAAATCTCAAGGTGGCATCAAAAATGCTCCCATTTTTTCTAAACTACCTTATACGCCAGAAGAGTTAGTAAAACACATAGAAAGTTTATGGGAACCGTGGATGAACTGGGACAACCATGGTAGACTTTCTTTCACTAAACAAACTTGGCAAATAGATCACATAATACCTCAAAGCAAGTTGCCTTATGATTCAATGGAACATGAAAACTTTTTGAAATGTTGGACACTTGAAAACCTCCGACCATTAGAATCAATAGAAAACATAAGAAAGGGAGATAAAATAGATGGGTAAGTACTTTGAAGAAATGAAAAAAACAATGACTTGGCTCGGTGAGCAGCAAGACACTTTCTTTCTAGGACAATCAGTAGGAAAAGAAGGAACAGCAATGTTTGCGACATTGAAAGATGTTCCATTGTCTAAACGACTTGAAATGCCTGTTATTGAGAACACGCAACTTGGAATGTCAATTGGGATGGCAATCAACGGAACTATACCAATTTCCATTTTTCCTCGATGGAATTTTTTGATTTGTGCTTCCGATCAACTGGTCAACCATCTGGATAAAATCAAACAATATTCGCATGATGAATTTATTCCAAAAGTCATAATCCGAGTTGGTGTGGGTTCCGAACGTCCGCTTCATCCACAAGCGCAACATGTTGGCAATTTTTCATCAGCATTTAGAGAAATGCTTACCAATATAGAAATTATAGAATTAAATGAACCAAAAGATATTTTTCCTGCCTACAAACATGCTTATGAAAGAACAGATGGAAAATCAACAATTTTAGTTGAATTTGGGGACTATTATAATGAAAAATAAAGAAATACAAAGAATAGAAGACTATTTGCATTCATTCTTGGATGATGAACAGTTTGAATTTATCAAAGAAGACCCATTGGGGCATTTGATTAAATCCCACTCTCGTCAAAGATGTTTAATATTAGATTTGGACTATAGAGCGAAGTATTATGAACAAGAAACTAAAAGTTGGTTTGATAAAATAAAATAAAAGATGACAGGATTAAAAATATAGGATAAAGCGATGAATAAACCAAAGCTGCTTTTTTGTACTGAGAAATGGGTTGACGGACGCCCAGATATGGGTTTAACAAATAATTACCATAATTTATTTGGCTCTCTCAAACATTCAATGCCTGAGATTATATTTGACATTATACATTTAGATGAGGCTGTTGTTTCTCATAAAACACATATGGATGTTATTCTTCCAAAAGTGTGTTCTTCAATAAAGCCAGATATATGTATTTTTTCTTTGTTGGGAAAGTCTTCTGCCAACCCCAATCCTCCAACGTTTGAAATTATTAAAAATATGGGAATTAAAAATGTTGTAATGTGGCCAGACGTTGGCATTGATTGGGGATATCCACAAATTCTTGGTTTGGGATCTTTGGTAGATTTACATATTGGTTGGGATCGCGCTGACAGTGATTTCCACAGAACTAGGCAATTACCATCTAACTTTCAACAAATGTGGGTGCCTCAAGACGATAAATTATATTTCAAACAAGAAGGTCAGGATATTCCTATTAGTTTTATCGGAAGTCCTCGCTACCAAGATAGACAAATTTTCCTTAAACATGCCGTTCAATCGAATGCTCCAATTCTTATTAGAGGAGGACAAAGAGAAGAAAAACTTTCTCCAGAACAATACGCATCTTATATTCGTAGGAGCAAAATAGGGGTTAATTTTTCATGGTCTCCTGGTTCATTTCATCAATGTAAGGGACGGGTGTATGAAATCTTAGCATCTCATTCAATGCTTTTGGAAAGTGCGAATAATGCTACAAAAGAATTATTTGTGCCCGGTATTGAATATGTTGAATTTACCGATCCAAATGATTTTGTTCAGAAAATTCATTATTACTTAAACAATGAAGCAGAGAGAGTTAAAATAGCGGAAAATGGTTATAAAGTATATAATGAAAAATATAATTCAAAAATATTCTGGACAACAGTTTTAGAGAAAGTAATGAATGATTGATTTAAGTATTTTTTGTCCTGCGATTCGTATACCAAATTGGGATCGTATGTATGATTCCATTGTTCAATCTTGTAAAAAATATTCTTGGGAACTCGTAATGTGTGGACCGTTTGAATTAACTGAATATTTGAAAACAAAAAACAATGTTAATATGATAAAAGATTTAGGATCTCCAAGTAGATGTGCCCAGCTTGCTTCTTTTGAATGTAATGGAAGGCTTCTCTATCATGTTGTTGATGATGCTTTGATGCTAGAAAACAGTATTGATGAATCAATTGATTTTTATAATTCAATTTGTGGACATAAAGACGTAGTTAATATGCGATATAAGGAAGGTGCTGGATATTCTGGTGCTTCAATGCCAATTGTATATTGGACCGCTCAGTATCATGGAGATTTACGACTTGCTGGCATTCCTCAAGATTCAAAAATTTCTCTTCATCATTTAATAAATATAGAATATTTTAGAGAACTTGGCGGTTATGATTGTGAATTTGAATATCAAAACTTCAATTTACACGATATAATGCTGCGCGTTCAAGCTGATGGTGGAAAATTATATGACTCTCCTATTGATGTAACCACATGTAATCACGGTCAAAATGATCATAACGCTATCGAAAAAGCACACCATGAACACGACCTTCCTCTTTTTCAAAAAATATATTCCAATCCAGATGCGCTAAAAACTAGAATAAAAATAGACATCAACAATTGGACGCAACAACCTTCTGTTTGGACAAGACGATTTAAAACTATTCCAAAAAATTATGAGGATTTGTTAAAATGAAGCTGCATCTTGGTTGTGGGAAAAAACAAATTCACGGATTTATAAATATTGATGGAGACTCATCTTGTAATCCAGATGTTGTTATGGATGTATCAAAAATAAGTGAAAAATATCAAAATGTAGAATTAATATTGGCAGTTCATTTGTTGGAACATTTTCCTCGCAAACCATTTCAAGGACAAGAAAAAACTTATTTGGATGTTTTGAAAGATTGGTTTAAAGCATTAAATCCTGGCGGTATACTTCGTTTGTCTGTACCTGATTTTTTTGCCATATGTGAGCATTATTCAAAATTTGGAAATATAGAAAAGATTTATGGACTTTTATTGGGTGGTCAAAGAAATCATTTCGACATTCATTATCATATTTTTGATTTTAATAGTTTAGAAAGAGATTTGCGATCGGTTGGATTTAAAGAAGTTCGCATGTACGATAGATTTTCAACGACGCACGCATTTGTTGATGATTACTCTGCAGCAACACTAGAACCTCCATTTAGTAGAACAGCAAAATTAGTAAGTTTGAATATTGAGGCAGTAAAATAATGGCATTCGGTGGAACAGTTTGTAAGGTTTGTGGAGAGAAATATCATATTTGTTCTAGCTGTGGAGTCGAAGAATGGTATTATGACTATTGTTCTTTTAAGTGTTTAGAAAAAGATGGAAAAATTATTTGTCCTATTTGTAGGGGATGGAGTTACGGACACGAGGACAATGATCCTGAAGATCTGTTAGATTTACCATCCTGTACAGGATATGTAGAAAAACAATGAACGAAGAGTTACAACAGGAAATCGAACGGTATAAAGAGACTAACAGGCGTCTCAATAGGAGATGTCAGAAATTAGAAAAGCGTGTTTCTAAATATCGTCGTCGTTATGTTGCTGTTATGAAACCAGCCAAAGAATGGCATGACAGAATTAAATGGGATTATCAGCAAATACATGCCATGCGAAATGAATTGTGGGATCAATTGAGTCTTCGTAAATTTTATTTGTCTTGGTTTAAAGGGACACTTAGAATAATAAATGAAACAATTAATACATTTTTTCAACGACTTTTAACATTAATACGTACAGGACATTTTTTTCCTGAAAAGATTTGGAAACAAAATAATCGATTAGCAGAATTGGAAAGGAAGGTAAAAGAATATGAAGCTAGGAATAATCGGATCTGAAGGTGTTGTCGGCGCTGCTTGCAAGTTCGGATTCGGGTTAATTGGGAAAGAAGTAAAAGAAAATCTGGATAAAAAACTTGGTCTGGGTTCTCTAGAAGATCTCTAGAAGAGAAGGTAGAAGAATGATGAAGATTTTAGTTTGTGGCGCGACAGGATTTGTTGGTAGAAATATATTTGAAAGTTTCAGTGGTAGACAAGGGTATGAGACGTTTGGACTTGTGCTAAATAGATCGTTGAATTACAGTAGGATCTACGGATTTGATTTAACATTAACAAACAATAAAGAGATTGATTCTTTTTTTTCTAAAAATAAGTTTGATGTAGTAATACAGTGCGCTGCCGCGTCGTCGGGCATCGATGACACTATTAATAAACCTTATTTACACGTTACTGATAATGCTGTAATGAATTCTCTTTTGTTGAAAAAATGTTTTGAAAATAATGTAAGGCACTTTATATTTCCAAGTTGTGGTGTGATGTATAATCCAGCCAAAAGTCCAGTTTCAGAAGAAGATTTTAACGAAAGCGATGGTATTGTTCCAACTTATTTTGGTGTTGGATGGACGAAAGTTTATATAGAGAAAATGTGTGAGTTTTATTCTCGACTTGGTAGAACGAAACATACAGTAATGCGACTTAGTAATACTTACGGTCCATATGATAAATTTGATTTGGAACGTTCACATTTTATGGGTGCCAACATAACAAAGGTTATGAAAGCAAACGAAGGCGATGATATTGTTGTATGCGGCGACGGATCAACTGAAAGAGATTTAATTTACATCGATGATGTTGTTGATTTTATTGACGATGTAATTCAAAGACAAACTAAATTGTTTGATATTTTTAATGTAAGTTATGGTAAGTCATTTTCTGTTTCTGAAATAGTTCAAAAAATAATCGATTATTCTGGAAAAAATTTGAAAATCAAGTATGATATTTCAAAGCCTTTTGTTGCAACAAAATTAGCAATGAAAAATGATAAAGCTTTTAATGACATTGATTGGCAACCCAAAATTTCTATAGATAAAGGCATAAAAGAAACTTTGAGATGGTATAAGAAAAATGTATTTTGAAAACAAAAATGTGCTAATAAGCGGCGGAACAGGAATGATTGGTCGCCATCTTGTGAATCTTTTGCTAAACAAGAATTGCAAAACTATAACAATAACATCCTTAGATGAGCCAAACAACCTTCCAGAAAATGTTCTCTTTATTTACAACCACTTGAAGCAAAAGAAAATATAAGAAAAGGAAACAAAATATGCGTTTAGGGATTGTTGGAAGCGAAGGCGTTGTTGGATCAGCTTGTAAATTCGGTTTCCAGAAGTTAGGGCATGAAGTAAAATGCCATGATTTAAAACTAAAAACAAACATTGCCGATGTTATTGATTCTGATATCATTTTTATTACAGTTCCAACGCCTATGGAATCTGATGGTTCGTGTTATACAGGCTTTGTAGAAGACGTTGTTGAGGATATTATTGCGCACACGCAAGCAATGATGCTTCCAAGGCGTTTGCGCCCTATTATTGCAATCAAATCTACAGTTGCAATCGGAACCACAAAAAAGATTCAAGAAAGGCATTCAGATTTTGATATTTGTTTTGTACCAGAGTTTCTCAAGGAGCGTTCTGCAATTATAGATTTCTCCGAAAGACAAGATTTATGTGTTATTGGAACTGATTGTGACATGGTCTATGAAAAAATCAAAGAAGCGCATGGAAGATTGCCGAAGAAGTTTGTAAAGGTAAGTCCAACTGAAGCAGAGCTTTGCAAATATTTTCTGAATTCTTTTAACGCTATGCGTGTTGTGTTTGCGAATTCGTTTCATGAACTTTCGAAAAAATATGGAGCAGATTACGATAACATTAAAAATGCGATGACGAATATTCCACATATTCCGCCTGACTATTTGCTTGTGAATTCAAATTGGAGAGGATATTGCGGGCCCTGTTTTAGCAAAGATTTACCAGCACTTAATAAAATGTGTTCCGGAACAAAAGTAGAATTCTTCAAATATATTATTGAAGAAAATGAGAAATATATCAAGACAGTTCCAGATGGAATGAGAATGAAATGAAGACTTTTGATGGAAAATTGTTGGCTTATGTAGCAACTGGGACAGAGGGTATCATCTGGTGTATGCAGACAGACCATGATAAGGAGCAGTGCTCATATGAGAATCTACATCCTCTAACGGATGGAGATAGATTGATTGTTTGGGATGAATGCGGCAAGAATATGTTTGATGATGCTATTGACATAGATACTAGTCGTACAGAAATTAAGGGTTACTGGTGTCGTGGAGTTCAAAAAAATGTCGACGACGATATCTGGTTCAATCTTTTTGATAAAAGATATTATGCTAAATTGATACGTGAGCAGAGATAGATGAAAGTTTATGTCGTTACGAAGAGTATGATAGAAAGATTTCAACTTCTTGACAAAGAACTTGTTGCGGTATTTTTTGATAAAAACGAAGCAGAAGCTTATGCGGCTATTAGAAATCTAAACCGTGTCTTTAGAGAAGAATTTGAAGTAGAGAGCTGCCCACTAATTGCATCAGTAGAGTCTGGTGCGAAAGAAGACGAACAAGAATGAATAAGACGACGGTACTGGTAACTGGTGGCCAAGGCTTCATCGGAAGTGCGGTTTGCCAAGAGTTTCTTGATAATGATTATCATGTCATATCTATAGATAATTATTCAAAATATGGTTACATCGAAAGGCCACACGATAATCATCCAAATTTTCAATTGATTAAAGAAGATGCTAAAAAATTAAACGAGTGGTGTACGTGCGATAATGTTGAAGTTTTTAGTGGTCTACATAAAGTAGATTACATTGTTCACTGCGCAGCTTCCATAGGTGGCATATCTTTTTTTCATGCAAATGCATTTGATTTGCTAGCTGAAAATATGAGACTAGATGCTTCCGTGTTTGATTGTGCTATAGATTTATTTCAAAACCATCAACTTAAAAGAATTGTAGCGTTAGCTAGTTCAATGATTATGGATATGACAGATACATTTCCAACATCTGAGTCGGATATACCTAACATACCACCTCCACCTTCTTCATATGGATTTTCCAAATTAGGAACAATGTATTTTGCGAAAGCAGCTTGTGAACAATATAAATTGCCATATACTATTATAAATCCTTGGAATGCGTGCGGGATTGGAGAGGAAGATTTTCGCAAAGGAGAAAGTTCACATGTCATTCCAGATTTAATAATGAAAACTTTATCTGGACAAAAACCGTTAAAGATATTGGGTGATGGAAATCAAATAAGAACTTTTACGTCTGTACGAGATATTGCTAAAGGTATTAGACTTTCATTAGAAAGCAATCTTGCTGAGAATGAAATTTTTAATATCGCAAATCCAAATCCAATAAAGATAAAAGAATTAGCAGAAATTATTTGGAACAAATTACGACCCAATGAAGCATTTGAATTCAAAATGGAGCAACCATTCAAGTATGATACTCTTCGAAGAGAGCCCGACGTATCAAAGGCAAAAGAATTGCTTGGGTTTGAAGCTAAAATAACACTCGACGAAAGCATCGACGAAGTAATAGAATATATTGGGAGTTGCAATGTCTAAACCAGAAATATCGATAGTCCTTCCAGGCATTCGTCAACAAAATTGGGATGCCGTATATGATTCAATTGTTGCTTCTACAAAAAAAACTTTTGAATTAATCATATGTGGTCCATTTCCTCTTACTCCACAATTAGAAGTTATTAATTGTGTTAAATATGTCAAAGATTATGGTTCTCCTGTGAGAGCTTCTCAAATTGCTGCTTCTATGTGTGAAGGAGAATTAGTGACTTGGATTGCCGATGATGGAATTCTCCTTCCAGATTCATTAGATAAAAATATAGATCTACTTCGTTCTATGGGAGACAATAATAAAAATGTTGTTGTGACAAAATATTATGAAGGAAAAAATGGTACAGAGAAGCCTCTTCAACCAGATAATTATTTCAAATTAAACGGATCAGATTGGACTTCATCGCCATTTATTTCAAAAGAGTGGTGGCTCTTTAATGTTGCTATAATACATCGGACTTTTTTCGAAGAACTTGGAGGATGGGATTCCTTGTATGAAGGAACTTTTTACTCACACGCTGACATGGCAGTTCGGGCTCAATATCTAGGCGCCAATGTCAAGATGTCTGATTTTCCTTTGCTAAATTGTGATCATGAGCAACTTGATCATGCTCCGATCGAATCTGCTCAAATTATACACGATAAGCCTTTATTTCAATCTCGATATAGAAATCCTTCGTGGACCATGGGAGAAATGAGACTGGACATTAATAATTGGAAAGATTCATCAGCAGTATGGAAAAGGAGGTTTGGATGAATTCTAATAAGATTAAAAATATGGATATTAAAGAATTTCTTGAATTTGGTTTCCTTCAAGAAGCCAATCGTCTCTTCTTTCATCCATTGGGACTTGCTTTAGAAGTAGCGATAAATGATGATGGTTCATACGAACTAGGTCGCATATTGGATTATAGAGATGAACCTGAAGGCATTGCTTTTGGTAATGTCACTGCAGAAAAATTTCAAGAGAGAATTGATAAGAAAAATAGAGTTGAACAATTGGCTTTTGAAAAAGGAATTTCTCGTAAACAACTTTTAGGATATGTTATCCAGAATTTGGAGATTAAATGAAATTTGATATTTCCGTGATTATACCTTCTATTCGAGTCCAAAATTTATTGAAAATTCAATTCATGCTCGACCGAGCAATTGAGCCATATTCTCACGAGATAATTGTTGTCAGTCCATATGATGTTCCAATTGATGGAGTTAAAGTAATAAGAGATTTTGGATCTCCATCTAGATGCGTGCAAATGGGAAGTTGTCTAGCGGAGGGAAAACTTTTAATGTGGTTATCGGACGACTGCACATTTATAACTCCTCGATCTTTAGCTCAATGTATTCAATTATTTGAAAGCGGACAAGCAACAGAAAAAGATGGAATAACATTACGTTATTTTGAAGGAGAAGGCAATGGAGAGTTTCCTTTAGATTATTGGAGAGGGAAACATCATGGTGATATGCAGAAATTAGCTGGTATCCCAGATGACTATAAAATAGCTCCACTAGGAATGTATAATACAAATTATTTTAGAGAATTGGGTGGTTTAGATTGCCGGTTTCTCCACATAAATATGAATACACACGATCTTTCGTTTAGAATTCAGAATAATGGTGGTAAAATAATTCTATCGCATCAATCGTGTGCTAATTTTTACTGGTCTTGGGTAACAACGGACGCTAAACCTATACAAAGAGCATATTTTGAAAATGATAAAAAACTTTTTGAAGAAATATGGGACAAAGATCAAACACAGAGAATAAAAATCGATTATTATAATTGGACAGATGCTGAAAGCAAATGGAATATGCGTTTTGGGCGATAGCTAGCGTGTTATAATGACTAATATGATAAAAGCGTGCTCTAAATGTGGTATTGAAAAAGAGTTAGAATATTTTCTTGTTTATTTAAAAGATAAAATTGATTACGACGAAGTTATTTTAAATGATTTGAAGAAATTTCAATTGTTTTGTTACAAAAAATGGCAAATTTCTATAGGGGATATATAAATGGATAAACCATGTCGCGCGCTTGTTACGGGGGGGGACGGTCTTGTAGGTAATGCCATTAAAACTATTTCCTTTGACCATCCTGAATTAGATTTCATATTTGTTGGACGCAAGAATGCCGATTTGACAAAGGAGTCAGAAGTAGAAAGACTTTTTAGACTGTATAAGCCTGAATACATAATTCATTGCGCTGCTAGAGTTGGAGGGATCGGAAGGAATCTAAATAGCCCAGTACAGCAATTTAATGATAATATTTTGATGAATACAAACATCATCAAACAAGCACACTTACATAAAATTGAAAAATTAATTGCCTTTTCGTCTGTATGTGTTTTTCCTTCTAATACAGAAGTTTTAAGAGAAAACAATATGCACGATGGTCCTCCATTTCCTGCTCACTGGAGCTATGCTATGGCAAAGCGCATGGTTGATGTGCAGATTGGAGCATATCGAGATCAATACGATGTAAACTATTGCTCAATTATTCCTACTAACATTTTTGGGATTAAAGACAATTATGATTTAGAAGACGGACATGTTGTTCCTTCTCTCATCCATAAGTTTTATAATGCTCTTGCGACAGAAACCAATATTGAATGTTGGGGCGATGGCAGTCCAAAAAGAGAATTTATTTATGCTCAAGATTTAGCAAAAGTTTGTGTTGAGTTGTTGAAAAAGAATGAACTAATGCCTCAAAGATTGATTGTTCCTGGTCAAGAATTTTCTATTAAAGAAATTGTCGAAAAGATTGATTTGTCTTTTTTGAGTGTTTATTCACAACTAGGTACGAGTTATCCCGATATTGTTTGGAACAAAGATAAACCAAATGGACAAATGCGCAGAAAAACAGAGTCGCAATATTTTGATAAACTGTTTCCCAATTTTAAATACACAGGCATTGATGTAGCATTGAAAGAAAGTGTGAAATGGTTTACGACGAATTATCCAAACTGTAGGGGTGTGAAATGAAAATTGCTGCAATTAGCGGTATTACTGGGCAGATTGGAAGTTATCTAGCAGAACTCTTATTAGATAAGGGATATTATGTTGTTGGATTAAAAAGAAGAACTTCTACAATCAATTCTACAACCAGAATAAATCATATTCTATTAAGTCCAAATTTGAAATTGGAGTATTTTGATTTTAACGATCCAATTTCAATTGTAAATATTTTTACAAAATATAAAATAGATGAATTCTATAATTTGGGATGTATGAGCCATGTTAGAGTTTCTTTTGACATGCCCGAAGAAGCATTTAATACAGTTGCTATAGGGACTCTTAGGATACTTGAATGTATTCATAGGTTGAGTCCAGAAACAAAGTTATATCAAGCTTCTTCTAGTGAGCAGTTTGGATTTAATCCTGATGTTCCATTTAATGAATTGTCTAGATTTATGCCTGCTAGTCCGTATGCTTGCTCAAAAGTAGCAGCGCACAATCTAGTTGTAAATTATCGTAATGCTTATAATCTGCACACGAGTTGTGGAATAGTTTTTAACACCGAGTCTAGTCGACGCGGAGAAAACTTCGTTACTAGAAAAATAACATTAGGTGCGGCAAGAATAAAAGCTGGAATACAAAAAGAATTAGTTTTAGGTAATCTAAAATCATTTAGAGATTGGAGTTATGCTCCTGAAATTTGTGAAGGAATATGGAAAATTCTTCAACAAAAACATCCAGGCGATTACGTACTGTGTTCAGAAGAAATGCATTCTGTTGAAGAATTTTTAAAAGAAACATTTGAATATGCCGGTTTGGGTAATTATGAAAAATGTGTTCGTATAGATCCAATCTATTATAGAGCGCAAGAAGTTCCAATGTTACTAGGTGATTGTTCGAAAGCCAAAGCAGTTCTCAAATTCGAATCGAAAACGAAATTTAAACAGCTTGTTAAAATAATGTACGATGCTGATGAAGAATTGGTGAAAAACGAAAGGAAATAGAATGATAGATATTAAATTTCCACTTGCTAAAGATACGTTTGATCGATCAGATATTGAGGCATTGTGTGAATGGATGCTACAAAATCCAACACCAAAACTTACAATGGGTGAGTTGACAAAGGAATTTGAAAAGAAGATTGCTGAATGGGTTGGAAGAAAATATGCTGTTCTTTGTAATAGTGGTTCATCTGCAAATTTATTAGCAATATACGCTTTGAAAATAATTGGAAAATTAAAAAACAATAAATGTGTCGTTCCATCTGTTGCGTGGGCAACTTCAATTGCTCCATTTATAAATTTTGGATTTGATAAACCCATAATGGTTGGAGCGGATAAAAATAACTTTGGGATGGATTTGGATGAATTAGAAATTATATGTGAAAGAGAAAATCCTGCGGTAGTATTGTTTGTTCAGCCGCTCGGGGTTTTATGTGATAAAAATCGATTACTTCAACTTAAAAATAAATATGGTTTTTATTTGATTGAGGATGGGTGTGCGGCAGTAACATCACATTATGTCGATGGCACAAAATCAGGTGCAGTAGGTGATATATCTACATGGAGTTTATTTTTTGGGCATCAAGTTTCGACAGTTCCTCCGGAGGGTGGAGTTGTTTTTACTGATGATAAAGAAATTTATAATCACCTATTGATGTTACGTTCTCATGGATTTATAAGAGATTTAGATGATGATTCAAAAAAAGAAATGGTGGAAAAATATAATATTTCGAAGATTTATGAACAGTTTTCTTTCATTGTTCCAGGCATGAATCTTCGTCCTACCGATTTAATGGCATTTGTTGGTTTAAGACAAATTTCGAAATTGGACAGCATAGGAAAGAAAAGACACGAAAATCATATTTTTTATAAAAAACAATTTGAAGGAAGTTCTATGTTTCAAGTTCAAGAAGTGGAACAAAATAATGTCGCTTCTATATCATTTGCTGTTCTTGCTAGTTCGGAAGAACACAGAAAAATTATTGTAAGAAATTTAAAACTCCATGGAATTGAAACAAGAATATATTCGGCCGGAAATATGGGGAAATCTGTTTTTTGGAAAAATTTGTATGGGGAATATTCTCATCCAATATCAGATCGGATTCATTCTTGTGGATTATTTTTGCCAAATTATATTTCTTTGTCCAAGGACGACATAGAATTTATTTGTAACATTGTCAAAACTTCACATTATTGTATTATTTAATATGTCTAAAATATTAGTTATAGGTGAATCAAATTTAGATGTTTTTATTGGGTGCGACTGTACACGTTTAAGTCCAGAAAGCCCAGTACCAATATTGGTTCCAGTTTCTCGTAATGAAAATTCTGGCATGGCTTCAAACGTTCTAAACAATCTGCTTGCTTTGGGCGCCGATGCTCACCTGTATACTAATACAAATTGGCGTGAAATTACAAAAACTCGTTATGTCGAACATAAGAGCAATCATATGTTTGTTCGAATAGATGAAAATGATAAAAGCTATGGTCGTTCTGATTTACGTTCAATAGATTTTTCTAAATATGAAGCGATTGTTATTTCAGATTATAATAAGGGATTTTTAACAGAATCGGAGATAAAATATATTGCTGCTTCTCACAAACTAACTTTTATTGATACAAAAAAACCTTTGAGCGCTTGGGTTAGAAATTTATCTTTTATAAAAGTAAATGAGAACGAGTTTAAGCGCGCGAAAGGTAATCTTAGCAAAGATATTATAAACAAGACTATTATAACTCTTGGTCCAGATGGAGCAATGTTTAAAGGAATGACTTTTCCAGTTCCAAAAATTACAACCAGAGACGTTGCTGGCTGCGGCGATAGCTTCTTAAGTGGTTTGGTTGTAAAATATCTTGAAACAAAAAATATTGAGGAAGCAATAAAATTTGCCAATAATTGCGCAACATACGCTGCTCAACATCGGGGCGTATCAGTTGTAAATAAAGAAGAATTAGATGATTAATATAAATTGTAAAGAAGTTGTTGTGTTTATTTCAGGTTGTTTTGATATTTTACATCGCGGACATTTTGAATTAATTGAATTTGCTTCTTTGTGTAATCCTAAGACAAAAATCATCATAGCTCTTGACACGGATGAAAAAGTTAAAAAAGACAAAGGAATAAATCGACCATTCAACACTCTTGAAGACAGAATGTATGCTTTGTCATTAATAAAATTTATAGATCAGATTAAAAGCTTTAATTCGGAAGAAGAATTAATTCAGATGTTAAAAATTATTCAACCAGATGTTAGAATAGTTGGGTCTGATTGGGAAGGAAAGAAGATTGTTGGAGAAGAGTATTGTAAAGAAATTGTTTACTTTGATAGAATTCCTGGATATTCTACAACAAGGATTTTAGAGCATGGCAATTTACATAGTAGACATTGATGGAACAATCTGTTCTAGGACAGAAGGTGATTACGAAAATGCTGTTCCTTACAAAAACAGAATAGAAAAAATAAATAAACTCTATGATGAAGGACATATAATAATTTATTGGACCGCGCGAGGTATGAGTAGATATTGTGAAGTTGTTGAAAAAGCATATCGAGGATTTTTTGACTTCACAAAGAAGCAACTTGATAGCTGGGGAGCGAAGTATCATGAAGTGAAGCTCGGGAAGCCATTTTATGATCATTGGATTGATGATAAAGCTATGAACGATAAGGAATATTTTGGAGATTTAAATGACGAAAAAATGGGAAAATAAAAAATTACAATTTACACCACAAGCGGTTGGTTCAATTATGATGTGTGTTCAAAGAGGACTTATGTCCGTTGCTTCTGATCGTCCTGCTGAAGAATGCGATATTACAAAATTACTTTTGGGATTAGAGATGGAACAATCTTTGGATGGAAAACTTTTAGTTTTGAATCCTCCAATGCTTGAAGTAGAGACAGAATAATAATGCCAACATATACTTACAAGTGTTCAAACACAGAATGTGAGAGCGAATATGAAGTGGTTCATTCTATGGACGATGCTATTGTTGAGTGTCGCGATTGCGGAAATAATACTCTCAAGAAAGTCCCTAGTAAAGTAAATGTAAAGACTAAAGAAACGTGGGGCACCTTTGAGCATCTTGAAGCTTATGGACGCGCTTGTGAAGAAACAAAACAGGATATGAGTGAGCAAAAAGAATCTCTTAAAAAGAGAACTTGGAATCCATAATGATAATACTATCAATTTTTTTAGTTCTTTCAATAGGACTCAATGTTATTTTAATCTTATATGCTTCTAAAATTGTAAAACAATTACTCATAGCCTCAGAAACCGCTTCAGAAATATTCTCCAGACTTGATGCCTATAAGACACATTTGAAAGATATATATGAATTACAACTATTTTATGGAGATAAAAACTTACGAGAGGTTATAGAGCATACAAAATTTATGATGAATTATCTCAACATTTTTAATGAGATTCATTCATTTACACAAACAGAATTAGAAGATATTGTTTTTTCAGAAGAAAAACCTGATGCCGAAAAAGAAAACGAAGATTAAATCTAAAATATATTTTACAAAGGTTCACGAGAAGGCAATTATTGATTATGTCAGCTCACAGAATTCCAAGTATCGGAATGAATTATATCAACATATAATTCAACCAGCTTTAGAGGAGATGATTAAAAAGATTGTTTATCGATATAAATTTACTTCTCTTCCTAACATTGATGGGTTAATTAAGGAATGTGAAAGCCATCTTGTTGCTGTTTTAAGCAAATTTGACAAAGAAAAGGGCTCTAAAGCATTTTCATATTTTAGTGTTATTACAAAGAATTGGTTTTCACATGCAGCTAAGAAGTTTTCTGCACAAACAAAAAAAGAAACTCAATACGAGGAAATATCTAAATCCGTCGAAACAGAGTATCTTTCCGTCAACAACGATTATGTTAATAATAAAGTTAGAGAAGAATTCATAAAAGCTCTGTGGAATGAATTAGATCAATGGGAAAAAATAGAGCTTAAACCAAATGAAGAAAAAGTTCTCAAGTCAATTAGAATTTTATTAGCAAATTCAGAATCAATTGACATATTCAATAAAAAAGCTGTGTATCTTTTTGTGCGAGAGATCACAAATCTCAACACTAAGCAAATTCTCAACAGTCTTAATAAGTTTCGCGTTCTTTACAAAGATTTTGTTAGAAGATGGAACAACGAAGATGAATAATAGCTGACAGGATTTTGAGTTCTCAAAATAGTAAGAAAAAATGAAATTGGAGTATTTAGTTAAAGAGCAATTAAAATGAGAAAAGATTTTGATACTTTAATGGATGAGTCTATAGATAATATCCGCAAAGATAGGGAAAAAACAAGCGAACTTTTAAATGATTTGATTGCTTATATAGCAAATAATGGTGACAGACATAAAGAAGTTGGATTTACTTTGGCCAAATATGTTGAAACTCTTCAAAGATCTAATGAACAATTAGTTAAATTAACAAGCTTAATTAAGAAGACGGGCGGTGAAGAACTTGATTTATCAGATAACGATAGAGATAAAATATTTGAAGCATTGAATAATCCAATTAGAGAAGCTAAAAAGAAGGCTAGATAATGGCTGCTAATGATGGAAGATTTGATTTAGGATATGGTAGTTTAAACAATATTGAAGAGCAGGAGTTTGGAAAGACTCTTGATCCTAAAAATACGTCCGGATTTGCAGCGCTTCGCCAAAATCTTTCAGATTCTTATAAAAAGAATGCTTTTGCCAATACAGGACGACTCAAAGGAGTTGTTTTGAGAGTCGACTCTAATCCAACCAATAATCCAATTACTTCGTGGATTTATAAACTAAATCCTCTTGCCAAATCTAAAATTGGCGTTAAAGTTCGTATACCAGAACTTCACGCTGCTTTACTTGAACCTACAAAATATGGACCAGTTCAAGGCAGTGAAAATTTTATTATCGATATGTATCCAACATTTATAGCTGCCAATGATGAAATAAGTAATGAAGTTCCGGCACCAGGAGATATTGTTTGGGTTGATTTTGGAAATAGAAACAATATGTCTGATCCAGTATATTATGGGATTGCTTATAAGATGGCTCAAGGTGGTGCCGTAGGAAGAGAAACTGGAAGAGATAAATTTGCGAGCGAAGGAAAATCACCATTTTCAGTTTTGCCTCCATCTGGAGATAACCCAATAACTGGACTTGGAAATGAGTTAAATCAAATACCAAAACCATTGCCTTTTCAAACAACTAGATCAACTCAACCGCCAATGACTGTAGGAAGCTTTACACCACAAAAAGATCACGTTGACGTACCAACGGGATTGCCCCCGATTAACCCTCCAGAAATAGCATTTAAATCAGGATCTCCAGGAGATAATGTTGATTTGATAGAAATTCCTGTTCCAATTGCTACCAAAGCAGGAGTTTATATTACCAAAAGTCAGGAAAAGCCTTTTTATGACCTGATTAATGCTGCCAAGAGAGATGGTATTTCAATACAATTGAATAGTGGATTTAGAACACAAACTCAACAACAATATCTATATGATGGATTTAAGAAAGGTAAGCCTGGATTTAATCTTGCTGCTAGGCCAGGACATTCAAACCATCAAACTGGTATTGCTTTTGATTTTGCTGTTGGCAACCCTCACTCTAAAGCTTATGGATGGATGGCAACAAATGCTCATAAATTTGGTTTTTATAATGCTGGGAGATTTTTTAAAGGACAAAAAGAATTCTGGCATTTTGAGTTTTTGGGTATAAATCACCCTATTATTGTTGCTGAAGGAAAATTGCCTTTGTCAGAAAAATTAAGGTCATTTGCGTAATATGGCTACTAATAAAAAAGCTTTTTCCGATGAAGGTGGAAATCAGATTGTTCAAGATGGACTCAAGAAGGTCAACAAAGAACAAGTTGCGTTTGCCCGAGGAGCTGCTGGACACCCATTATATGAATCAGTACCTCAAGTAATTAAAACTTCTACAGAAAAACATATTGAATCTGGATTCAATTCTTCCATTGTTTTAGGGAGAGATAGACCTGCCAGTCGTTTGAGTGGATATGGTGGACGCGGTGATACGCAAGCTGGCTCAATTGATATTGTCGTTGGTAGGATGGGATATAAAGCTAGAGAGTTTGATGGAGAGGCAAGAGTCTGGGTTGATCCTTCTTTTAAAGAAGATGCCGCTAGAATATACATAAGTCAAAAAACAGATATTGATAAAAATTTTGGTTTGGTGTCTGGCAGAGTAGGCATTGCTTCTACTAAATCAGCTATAGGATTAAAGGCTGATGGCATAAGAATTGTGGCGAGAGAAGGAATAAAACTTGTTACAAAAACTGATGACAATAATTCGCAAGGAGGCTCAGTTGATTCAACTTCGGGGATTGATTTGATTGCCGGAAATGACGATTCTGATATTCAGCCAATGGTTAAAGGAAGAAATATAAATGAAGCATTGAAGACATTGACGATGCACGTAGATAAGTTGAATGGAATTGTGGATAGCTTATTAATGTATCAAATGACATTTAATACAGCATTGACGCACCATTTTCATTTTAGTCCCTTTTTTGGACTTCCAACAAGTCCTTCACCTCCTGTTGTGGCAGCAGGAATGAAAACAATGATCGATCATTTGTTCCAAACAAAAATGTCTCTGATAATGAATAAAGCAAATTTAGCTCTTTATAAGCACACATATTTATATCCTTCTGGAAAAAAATATATTAATTCTAGGCATCACAATTTAACTTAATATGGCAAACTTTAAAGATATAAATAAAGACATTAATGCTGGATTGCGTAGTGCTTCAAAAATAGAGTTGGGTGACGTTGCTGAAAAAGCAATTACTGATGCGATATTTAAAGATGATGGTAAAAAGCACCATTGTAAGATTTCATCAGCAGTAAATAGAAAATCTCTACGTAGAACTTCTAAATTTAGTTCTGCAATGATTATTACTCCTGATTGGACAAGTCTTGATCAATTTAGCCCATTTTATAATCCAAAGGATGACAAATATTATTGTACGGTTCACACTAGATTTGAAACTTTAGGATCTCAACCTCAAACAGTTTATGATTTGGCAAAAGAAATAGCAGTTAATTCTTTACTAGAAGTTTACAATAAAGAAATTTCTGATGAAATAATTTCACAACTCATATTAGCCACGGAGACTCCAGATTATTTTATTCCACCTCGTCCAAGTCCTAATTGTGGCGTTAATGGTGAAACAATTCCTTTGTTTGGAGTTCGCGTTCTCACAACTGTTCCAGCTACATTATTCGACTCAATTAAGATTGCTCCGGATATTACTTCAAATGAATCATTGCCAATCGCTACCAAAGAAATTAAATTAATTTCTTCTGAAGCTAAAGAAAGGATTAAAAATACTGCGATTACAATTCGTAACTATCAAAAAGAAGCAGAAGCTTCTGGCAATGTAATACATGGAATTGTTTTGGATAAAGAAGCTGATCGACTTGAAGAATTTATTTTTGTTTTAGAAAATTTATTGGCTGCCAATGGTTTGAATCTTCGTGATGATAGAGAAGATTTGATTATTATTGGAATAGATGACAACTTTAAAGTTTTGTATGTTCTTTTTGATGACGGTGAAGAATTCATGAGATTGGAAGCTGGCTATAGTTCTTTCATCAAATCTAAATCTGTCTCTAATGATAGAACAATTAGATTGTTATCTGAAATGGGTAAACTTCAAGGTTTTGGTCGTCCACAATTTCCAATAACTGATTTCTTGAGAGATTTTCAACATGATGGCGGACAGGCTGGAATGTCTTTTGATAAAGATTTATTTGATTTTGCTTTACAAAAAGCGAGTCAAGGTAAATCGGTTAAACCGAAAGATTTAGCAAATTTTATTGAGACATCCAACAGCCGTCCATACAAAACAGAAGAGCAAAAACAGCAAGAAGATTCTGTTTTGAATTCATTTAAATTTGTCGATCAATATTCTTCTTCTGATAATAATTTTGTTTCAACGAGGACAGATTTTGTTGGAGATGTTTCATTTTCGACTCCAAACATAAAAAACGTTTTGGATAATCTTAAAGACCTAGATGATGTTTTTGAAGAATTTTTTCATAGAATAAATATATGTCGTATTCTTCAAGTTGCGATAGATTGTCTAAAGATTCCTGATAGAGCGTGTCGAATTAGTAAAGCTTGGCTCATAAGTGCCACATGCGATGATTTTTTAGAATTCTTTTCAGGAAGTCTTATCATGAGACTGGTTAATATTCCTGAATTAGAAATGGTTGTTCGAAATAGAATAATTGGTTGTTTAAGCCGACTTGATATAGATGATAGAAATTTTCTTTTAGGCAGAATTCAATTCGCGATTGGTCTCCCAATTACGACTGTTAGTGATTTATCGACAGTTAGTTTAGATGTAATAATTAATGCTCTTGGTGACAGAGGAAGAGAGTTTCTTGAAGCAATCTGCGATGACCCAGCAGCAAGAAGAGCCATTGTCAATGCCATTCCAGATGATGTCTGTTCGGCTCTCAATATGGAATTGAGTGATATTATCAAAAAATGTGAAATACCGACTATTAAGCTTCCAAATTTCTTTCCAACGATTGATATCATAGCTAGCATAAGCATTTCGATTGAAATTGCTATTACAGATGCTATTTTAGTTGCTTTAATAGAACTCATCAAAGCAATGATAGAACAAATTTTAAATTGCGAAAATAGTTTCAGAACTCCAAATTTTGGTTCGTTGAATATGGCAGACTTATTGGCAAAGACGTTTGATGTTGGATTAGATACAGAATCATTCTCTTCTCTTCAATCTAATTTAATGGGAACGTTAGCACTTCGCGCGGGTGCCTTAGGCACGGAAGCTGCGACCAATGCTCTTGTAGGTTTGGTTGGAGACATTACTGCGCTTATTTCCCCGTCAGAGCTGGCAAATTTGCTCAACGGTAATGCTGACATAGAGGTTGTTGCTCTCGCAAATTGTCTCATAGATACGAAATATCAAGGACTTAAATCGTCATTTAATTCTTCAGCGAAGATTGACGATTTTTTTAAATCTCTTGGAGATGTATTAGATAAACGTCCTTTGCTGGAGCAAATTGCTCAACAGTCACGTCCTGAGATATTGAGAAGCGGAGAAATATGCGAACTTCCAGAAGACTCAAATTATAGAAGATTACTTGCCGACAAAGGATTAACAAAAGAAGAAATCGATAAACAAGTTGCTGCAGCACAAAAACGTAAAGCAGATATGTTTGATAATCTTTTAGACAATCTCTTAAAAGGTAATCCTTTAAAAGATGCGCTCCCACCAGTTTTTTGTAAAAAAAGTCCTGACGGTAAAGAACAGGGGATGGTTCAAAGAGATCATCCATCGTTTTCTTACATGTTAGATAAAACTATTGATGTCATATATGATGGAGTTCATATGTCTTTCAATAATGAAATTTCTAACTTTGTTAATGCGCTCAAAGAAATAACGACTGTTCAAATACCAAGAGAGGTTTCAAGAAGAATAAGCGTTAAACTTCCAGATGGAAGAGAGGTGGATGATTTAGAGAATCCAGAATTTCGTCGTTTAATTTCTCAAGGAGTTTCTGTAGAAGATCCAGATGAAGATGGAGATCCTGTTGTTGTATTTGAAGATATACAGTTCACAACAAATTTTGCTGCGAAAGGTTTAAAAGAAAATTTACAAAACATACAGAAAGACTCTAACTTGTTTAATGTTGACACTAATGGAGTTGTGTCCTTAGTTATTCCCAATCAAGTTGACTCCAAAGCTTTGTTATCTAATGTTTCAGATCCAAATTTTAATGCGTCAAATATACAAGATGAAACAATTCGTGCTGCCATAGAAACGATACAACAACAAGCTGAACAAACTCAAGTAAGTTCTTATTTTATAAATTATTTGCCTGGGCATGTAGCTAGAGAAGATGTTGATCAATATTCGATTAAAATTGATAAAAGAAACGCAAACACTCATAATATTATTTCTGATGAACCTCCAATTGTTGGAGAAGATCCAATAAGACAAAATATATTGAACTTTATTCAAACAAGACGCTTAGAGAGAGATCCATCTAACACATTTGGACTTACTGCTACTCCTTTTCCTCAAGCATATTTTGGTTCATTTTTAGCTAAAATATGGAAAGAAGGCGCTCCAATTTATAGAAATGGAACATATATTGTGCCACCAACATATGCCAGAGGTATTTCATCTCCAAGTAATACAGTTTCTATTGATACAATTCTTCGTGATAAATTTAAAACATCTGTTCATCAAAATTTATTTATTGATACATTTGCAGCTTTTTCAAATCAAGTTGCTAAATCTCCATTGTTTAATTTGAAAGTTTTATCTTTGGTTGATTTTACTCCTGATCCAATTCCTGGACAATGCCATCCTCATTTGTTGGATTTGGAAAAAATTAAGAAGAAGATGAAAAAAGCGATTACTGATTCTGCTTGTGAAGAAGATTTATTTCCAATAGTAGATGGATTGGGTAAATCAACTCCAAATTCTATGGAGCGAGAAGGAATTGATGGTGCCATTAGAACATTCATTCGACTAATCGTGATTGAAAATATTCTTCGTTCTATATTTGTATTTTCAGAATTCAGAATTGATACTTTTGGAGATGTTGACAATTCTATTATTAAATTTATTTCTGATAGAGTTTTGAGAGAACTCAAAAATGTTGGACAGATAACAGGTGATACAAATTTTCAAAATGAGTTTACCGAACAGACACTGCTGTCATACAATTCATTTGAAAAACAGAAAACAAATGACTTTTCCATAGCTGCTGAATTTTTCATTAAAACTGAGATTGAAGATGTTGTAAAGGATTTATTTGCTCTTGTTAAAAAACGAGATGGAAGCAATCAACTTGATTTAGATGAGATATTAGCTAAACATTATATTCCTTTGTTTGATGCTCCAACGTCTTTTGTTGCGTCACCAACATTTGCCGAAGACAGTCCTATTTTGAAAGCAAGATTTGCTACAACTGAAAGAAAAACGTTTAGTGGAGAAGGAAGATCCTTTCAATTTCTCGAAGAGGTAAAGGTAGAAGGAGAAGAGAAAGTAAGAAAACAAATAGATATTGCCACTAATATTAATCAGGGACGCTCTTTCATTGGCTCTGGAACTAAGTTTAATTTTGGTAATGGAAACTTTGTCTTAGAAAGATACATTAGAGTTTCATACAAAAATGAAGAAGATAGATTAATTCGAAGAATCGCAAGTAGACAACAAAATGAAATAAATATAATTCGCGCTCAAAGGTCAGCATACGGAAAATGGGGATCTTGGGAAGGAAAACAACTCAAACACTTAAGAGAAGGGAATATTGCTGTCGATCAAACTCTTTCCGATGCCAGTATTATTCTGAGTGCCCAGCGCCAATCAGAACTTGAAACAGAAATTAGAAGCAAAGAATTTGGTGTTTTGAGTTTTGAGGATTTTAATAATTTATTGAAAGAAGTAATTGAGCCTGAAATAATTGTGAATCAACAACCTGATTATGATAGCGTCGGATCACAAACGATTGATTTTGTTGCTGGATTAAATAGCATTTTTGAAAGTTGGAACTATGGTTTGAGATTGACTTATGTTCCTCCGTTAAATCGTGAACAAGAATTCGAAAACAAAACAGAGGAAACAGGGATTACGCAGACTTTCTCTAGCGTCATTGGCAATAACAACAATCCAATTAAGGTTAAAAATGAGTTTGATATTAATAAATCATTTTCTATAACAGAACAAGTAATGGAAATAGAAACAATTTTTAGTTTAACTCCAGATGGGAAAAGAGTTCCTGGAAAGCCAAAGCCAACTCCAAAGTCTCGTCAAATCCATCAGTTTCCGATCATATGTATAGAATCATCAGAAAATCTTCGAACACTTCCAAACTCCATTAACAACATCAATATTGAACGAAGATGGAATAATGTTTCAAATAGACTTCTGAATGATCTGATAGCGTCGGAAGAATACAAGTTCCTATTCCACTATTGTTTGCCTATCGATAGGATGTTTACTCTTCTTTCGATTTATAACATAACTTATCTTTCTAATATTGAAAAAGTTTCGAAATTGTTTGATGGAACGAAGATTGCCATCAAGAGTGTGTTTCAAGCCTTATTGAATAGTGGAAACTATAGGTATGAGGATCAATATGTCAATCGGTTAGGTGGCAACATAGGACTCAATACGAGTGGTTTAAATAATGCCAATACAGATCCAGAAGTGCCTGGAACCAATGTGGCTGCCATGGCAATTAGAACGCCGTTTTTAATATTAAAAGGTTTGGTCGAATTGATAGATCCGAATATTTCTATTGCTAGAAAAATTGTTGATGCAGCTAAAACAAGAAATAAAGACATACCTATTCTTGCTGCGTCTTTGGGTTTGCTTCCAATGAACGTGTTTCCACCTCCACCAATGGGACCTGGAATCGGACCACCAATCAGCCCTCTTGGCTTCATTTATTTAGCGCTAAATATAGATGAAATATTTAATTCTGCAAAAGGTAAAGATATTAAAAGAGAAGCGATCGGAACTGAAGTTGGAATTGATTTTAAATCTTTCAGTGGTCCAACTAAATGTATTGATGATGGAGAAGAAAACAAGGAGTAATATCATGGCATTTGGCATTTCAACAAAACTACCACTTTCACTAGATCCAGACGATGGCTTAGCGTTAAATAAAACATATCAAGAAGTGGCAAAACAAAACCTAATTAATCTTCTTCTCTGTATACCTGGCGAGCGCGTGATGATCACAGATTTTGGCGTAGGAATGAAACGATATTTATTCCAAAACGACAATGCTCTTCTTCGAGCTGAAATAAAAGCTTCTATTATTCAACAAGTTGCGAGGTTTTTGTCTTATATAGAGATACTAAAAGTTGACTTTAAATCAGCATCAGAGAACGAATTAATAGATAGAAATTTACTTTCTATCAAAATCATTTACAGAATTACTCCTTTGAGCACTATCGATGAAATAAACTTAGCTAGAGAAAACGATGATATAATTGTTCTATAACTAATTATTTTAGAATTATGGCATCCTCAAAACGTAAAAATTTTCCTTTAGTGAAATATACTAATCGTGATTTTGAAAGCATCAAAGAATCTCTTCTTGATTACAAGAAACGATATTATCCTAATATATCAAAAGATCAAAATGAATCGAGTTTTGACGATCTAATGATGGATTTAGTTTCTTATGTTGGAGATCAATTATCATTTTATGTAGATTATTCTGTCAATGAATCTTTTTTAGATACCGCAATTGAGTTTAATAATGTTCTAAAGCTTGGAAAGCAATTGGGATACAAATTCAGGGGCAATCCAACATCAACTGGCATAGGAACATTTTTTGCCATTGTGCCTGCTAACGCTGGCGGGCTAGGTCCAGATTCGGCTTATCTTTTTACACTTAAGCGTGGTTCTGAATTGTCATCCATTGGCGGCAATGGATTTCTTTTGAATGAAGATATTGATTTTGCTAATCCACAAAATTCAGTTGTTGTTGCTAGAGTAAACGAGAGCACTGGACTTCCAACAGCGTATGCTGTCAAAACTCACGGAAAAATTATTTCCGGAAGGATGGTAGAAGAAGTTATAAATGTTGGAGATTTTCAGAAATTTTTACGTCTTGAATTGAGTGGACGAGATATAAGTGAAGTTGTTTCTGTTGTAGATTCGGAAGGAAATGAATATTTTGAAGTTGATTATCTTTCTCAAGATATCATTTATAAAGCGATTCCGAATAGAGCAGATACTTCTACAACTGCTCCATCATTATTGAGACCATTTGTTGTGCCTAGAAGATTTATGGTCGACAGAGAAAGAACAAAAACTTTCCTACAATTTGGTTTTGGTTCCGATAGAGATGTTATCAGCGATCCTCTGATAGATCCTACACAAGTAGTATTAGATATTCATGGAAAGAATTATATCTCGGATGTAACATTTGATCCAACAAATATTCTTGGAACGGACAAATTAGGTATTGCTCCTTCTAATACTATTTTGAGAGTTACTTATCGTGTCAACACTGCTGATAATGTTAATGCGGCAGTTAATTCTGTTACACAAGTCGTAAATCCAATTGTGGAGTTTGCCGACATGAATTCTCTCAACCTCGAAGTTGTTAGAGGAATAATAGATTCAATTGAAATTACAAACGAAGAAGCCATTATTGGAGACATTACCAACCCAACAGTTCAAGAACTCAAATTGAGAATTTTTGATAATTTCTCGTCTCAAAATAGAGCAGTTACGTCATTAGACTATAAGAGTTTTGTTTATGCTATGCCACCAGAATTTGGAGCAATAAAAAGAGTTAATGTAATTCAAGACCCGGACTCATTTAAAAGAAATTTGAATATGTATGTTATTTCTGAGGATAATGATGGTTCATTGATAACTACAAATCAAACAATAAAAGAAAATCTCAAAATATGGCTGCAGCAAGGAAAAATGGTTAACGATACAATCGATATTTTGGATGCGAAGATTATTAATTTAGGTATTGATTTTGTTGTAGCAGGGGATTTGGAAATCAATAAATATGATATATTAAACAATTGTATATCTGTTCTTAGAGATGAATTTTCAAAGAAAGAAGAAGTGGGAGAGCCATTTTCTATAACCAGAATTCACAAACGATTACAAAAAGCCATTGGGGTTGTTGATGTGATTAAGGTAAGGATATATCAAAAAAAGGGCGGAAATTATAGTGATGTTAGGATAGACATTGATTCTCTTATTACTCCTAATGGACGCTTTATAAGTTGTCCACAAAATGTTATATTTGAAATTAAATATCCGAACCAAGATTTGCGTGGAAGTGTAAAATAATGTCAATTAAAAGATATACATCCAATAAGACAACCAGCATTTCAAATGCCTTTATGTCTAATTTGAGAACAAGGCAGACGGGAAGTAACTATGGCGCTTCGGACATAATCGAAATCTTTTCAATTTATGCTCAAGCAAATTCTTCATCTTCAGAGTTAAAAAGGGCATTATTGGAATTTCCAATTAGTTCTATTTCTTCTGATAGAAGTTCTGGAAAAATTCCATCTTCTGGAAGCGTAGATTTCTACCTCAAGATGTTTAATGCTCCTCATGGAGAAACTTTGCCAAGGCAATTCAATTTAATTGTTTCTCCCGTGTCTCGTTCCTGGCAAGCAGGAGTGGGGCTGGATCATGAAAATGGCAGTGATATAACCAGGAACGGAGAAGGAGCAAATTGGATCAATGCCAGTTCTGCTTCAGTATGGACGACTGCTGGGGGGGATTATCTCAATACGTTAACTTCAAGTCAATTCTTCGATGAAGGATTAGAAGATTTGGAGATAAATATTACTCCTCTTGTTGAGTCTTGGCTGGCTGGCACAATTCCAAATTATGGTGTTGGAGTGGCACTGTCATCAAGTCACGAAAATACAAATAGAAGTTTTTATACGAAGAGATTTTTGGCCAGAACAAGTGAGTTCTTTTTTAGTCGTCCAATTATAGAAGCTAGATGGAATTCATCAACTACTGACGATAGAGATAAATTTTTTACTACCAGTCCATTATTGAGCACAACTGACAATACACACACGGTATATCTTTACAATTATGTTGGAGGTCAACTTAAAAACATACCTGGAATTAGCAGTGGCTCAATTTATCTCCAAGTTTACACTTCCGCTTCGGAAGGCACTTTAGTTAATACTATTCCATCTCCGGTAACTGGTGGCTGGGTTTCCACAGGAATATATTCTGCTTCATTTGAATTAAATACTACAAAATCTGTCGTGTATGATCGATGGTTTAGCGGTTCAATTGTGTATCACACTGGATCTATTAATCCATTAGCATATGATTCTTTGGATCATTATTTAGAAACTCGTGGATATGTAACATCTATAACAAATCTGAAGCCATCGTATTCGAATAAAGAAACTGCCAGAATAAGATTGTTTATTCGCCCTCGTGATTGGAGTCCGAATTTAGTATCGATTGCTTCAGCAGATATCCAAGGAACTATTGTTGAAAATTCTTTCTTTAAAGTAATGAGAATAAATGATAATCATACAATAGTTGATTATGGAACAAGTTCCACATCTCACACGAAATTATCTTACGATGGTAAAGGTATGTGGTTTGATTGTGATATGTCTATGTTCGAACCAAGTTATACTTATGCTTTTAGATTTGTATTTTTAGAGGATGGAATCTACGCTGAGCAACCAGAAATATTTCGATTTCGAGTGGATTAAAGAGCTATGAGTCTCAAAAATTTATTCAATAACGAGATTTCAGAAAAAGTTTTACCATCAGTTTCTTTTGAAGAAGTCGGTGCAGAAGTAGAATCATCTGATTTCGTCAGACGGGAAATAGAAAACAAAAATCGGTTCGTCCCAAATATTGATTACTCTCAACCAAAGAATTTTGCGCATTTTGGTTTGTCTGAGCAATATTACGAAGATAGCATAAATTACATTCTTAACGATTACCCGTATGATGGCTCTTCGAAGGAAAAAGTTGAATGGGAACTTTCTGCTTCTTATTTAGACAAATATATTTTTGAACACGAGTATCCAAGAACAACAGGATACGCCAATTTTGGAGTATCCTATGGAACGATTATATCATCTTCTAATGGATACAGTTCGGCAACTTCTGGAAGTTATATCCTTCTCAAAGGCGGTCCTCATTCTGCTTCTGAAGGAATGGTTGGAAAACCTTTATATGAAACATTCACAAATTCAAACTTTTACAATGTAGATTCAAGAAGAGAATCAAATCTCGAAATTAATGGTTCTACCGGAGTAACTATTGAATTTTGGCTTAAGAAAAATGGATTCTCTTCAGGAAATGAATCCACAAAGCAATCTGTTTTTGATGTTTGGAATAGTGGTTCGTATGGAACTACCGACTATGGACGGTTCAGAGTGGAGATACATCCTGGAGTATCTGGCGAACAATCAAAATTTTATATTGAATTACAATCTGGTTCATCCGGGATATCTGTCAGTCAACCATATGGAGTTATTCCAATTGGAAATGGGCTCAATATAACTGGTTCTGGGTGGCAACAATTTTCTATTTCAGTTATTAATAGTGGAAGTAGTATGGTAGCACAACTTTATGCTAGCGGAACGCTCAATGATACTATTATTTCTGGTTCCAATATAGGACTAGTAAGAGGACCAATGTTAGCTTCTGTTGGCTCTTTGATTAGCACAGTTTCTGGTTCTGGTGGGTCTGGATTTGCTAAATTATCTGGATCATTAGATGAGTTTAGATTTTGGAAGAATAGAAGAAATGCCAAACAAATAGGGAGATATTGGTTTACACAAATAGGCGCTGGAACAAATACTGATGAAGCAAATACGCAATTAGGCGTCTATTATAAATTTAATGAAGGTATAATTTCTACAGGCTCGGTTGATTCCACTGATACTAAAGTTTTAGATTATTCAGGAAGAGTTTCTAATGGGCGTTGGATTGGATATGTCACGGGTTCTCGTCATACAGGTTCTGCCATGGTAGAAAGTGGCGCCGCAGCGTTTGAATTTATGGATCCAATTCTTTATTCTAATCATCCAGATGTTGGCGCTCTTATTCTTCAAAAACAGGAAATAGGATTTGAACATGATTCAACAAACAACGCTAGTCTTTACGGCTCATTTCCGGAGTGGATAACAACAGGCGATGAAGAAAAAGAACATCGTGTATTGCGTAAAATGACACAAGTGTTAGCAAGTTACTTAGATAATTTATTCCTACAAATCCAAGAATTACCAAAACTTAAAACTCCAAATTATGTGAGTGGTAGTAGTAAACCATATCCTTTTGTTTCAAGATTTTTAGAGTCAGCAGGAATGATTGCGCCAGAAATTTTTACAGAAGCTGAAGAACTTGAAGCTATTGCTGGACGAGATGATTTTAGAGAATTCTCTGAGAAACTATCAGATATAAGGAACAAGATTTATCAAAACATTTACAATAATTTGGTTTATATCTACAAGTCAAAGGGAACAGAAAAATCATTTAGAAATCTCATTAGATGTTTTGGTATAGATGATGAGTTAGTTAAGATTAATTTATATGGCGATAATGTAGTTTATGATTTGAAAGACAATTATCGATATGTAGCAGCTAAAAAGAAGTATGTTGATTTTAACAATGTTGACAGATTTGATTCAACAGTATACCAACATACATCTAGTGCTCCTTCTTCTCGTTCATATATTGCTGCTCCTTCAAATACGGTTTATCACGGACAAACATATGAATGTGAAGCAATCTTTCCAAAGAAATTTGAAAAAGATTCTCAATTGTATTTTGAGACGCCATTCACAATGGCTTCCATATATGGTGCGCATACGGCAGAATGTTTAGAGTCAGATAGTAAAGAATGGTTTCTTCCAGACTATGCTAATTTTCAAGTTTATGCTGTTCGACCACAACTCGAATCCAAAGAAGCGTATTTTATGTTGAGTGGGACGGCGGGATATGTTTTGCCAGAATTAAACAGTGAAACATTTAGAGATGTTTATGATAATCAAAGATGGTTATTTACAGTTAGAATTAAACCTTCCACTTATCCATGGGCAGGCGGAGTTACTGGAAGCGCCACCAATAACTTTGTTGTAGAATTTTCTGGACACAATACGACAGTTGATATTATCAATAATAGTTTTAGCGTTAGTGGATCTATTACGTATGATGCCGCTATAGCGTTTATAACCAATGCCAAAAGATTTTTTGTTGGATCTCATCGCACTAATTTCACAGGTTCCGTTGTGAATTATTCAGATGCGAAGATTTCAAATTTGAGAGTATGGATGAAATATTTGAAAGAAGAAGAAATTATAGCACACGCTAAAGACGCTACCAATTATGGTTCTGCTCATCCATTACGCAACAGTTGGTTGACAGAGACTACAAGATCTTTTGGACAAGGACAATAATTACAGTAAGGTAAATAAGTTTTGGCACATTTGACAAATTCCTTCACTGGGGTAGGCCCTTCAGTCAGCATTACAAGTATCATTGCTATAGATACTGACACTGTTAGAGTTGGATTTTCCTCTCCAATGAGTTCGTCTGCCCTGTTTAATTCAACGGGCAGTTATAGTATAGCAGCAGATCTTGGAAGTGTTGGATTATCCGTAGTAAGTGCTTCTGCTCAAATAATAACATATCCAACCTATATTGACTTATCGTTTAATACTGAGATGACAAATGGGTCATCAAATTATGCCTTAAACATAGTTTCTGGAGTTGTAGATTATCAAAATATTTCTTTATCGCCTCTATCGTATGATTTTAATGGATATGGGTTGACTCCCTATATTGATGACTTAATCATACCAAACCCAACTGATGCGAATCCAAACGATAATGTTACTTTCAAAGTTTTAGATGTTGGTTCATCTGTTGACAGCAATTCAGTTCATATTTTTGTTCAACAAGGAACAGGTTCTTTACAGGAAGCATTAGTATCTGGTTCATTTGTTGCGCCCTTCAATGGTCCAAGTTCGTCATACACAGCATATGGAAATGGTTATTCAGTTGTAATTGATCCTTCTGGCTCTTTATCTTTTGATGTTAGAATTTACATAACGGCAGCAGATACATCTTTTAATTTGTTTTCTTCATCTCTTGGTGCCTGCGATGATCCTTTCTTACTGCCAAGAAGAATTATAGAAGTTCCAGAAATGGAGACATTAGTTCTTCATTGGACATTTGAAAATGTTACTGGATCTAGCAATTCTAGCGATGGACTTCCAACAACATCAGACGCTAAATTTATTGTAGAGGATACCACTTCAGGTTCTCTTGAATTAACAAACAGATATAGTTGGTTTGGACCAATCAGATATCATCAACATCCAGGACAAGGAGACTTCTTCTTGCCATTTGATATCGACGCTGTAAATGTTGAATATATCCCATCAGCAAAACAATTGCCACCGGAAGTTCTCAATAGTTCGAATATGGTCGAAATTAGAACTAGCGATGATGATTTGTTTACTCGCGATACACGTCCAGTCAAACACTTCTATGCTATTGAAAAAAGTCCATATGCGATAATAACAGATGAAGTATTAAAGATATTTGGAACAATTAAAGATTTCAATAATCTCATTGGAGAACCTGTTAATCGTTACAGACAAGAATATAAAAATCTTACACAACTTCGTCATCTTTATTTTGAAAGAGTTAAGAATTCTTCAATTGATTTTGAGAAATTTGTTGATTACTTCAAATGGTTTGATTCTTCAATTTCAATGATGCTTCAACAACTTATTCCGGCATCTGCTCATTTTTCTGGTGAAGTTAGAACGTTAATTGAAAGTCATATTCTAGAAAGAAATAAGTATTGGAATAAATTACCAACCATTGAATTCAAAGGCAATCCACCCGAAGGTGGAATGAAAAGCATTAATGAACTTCTTTATGACTGGAAAGATGGTTCCGCTCCAGTTTCTGGACTTCAATCTGAAAATGAGTTTTGGTGGAAAAATAGAGCAGAAAAAACAGGAATTAATTCATCAGGTATCACATCAGTAGATATTAGCAGAACACGAATATTTTCTGTTCGCACAAGCGCATTGAATAGAAGTTTTACAACTCCATTACACCTTGACGCTTCTCAACAAGTGACGGCAAGCGATTTTATAGAACCAATGAGAATAGAGAATATTAAAAATAGTAGGTCTCTTTTTTCTATATCATCTTCAGTTAGAAACGCGCATATTCCATTGGGAAATTATGCGTCTGACTATGAGATTGTTCAAACATCTGGAAGAACAAACAATAATAGATTTCTAACAAGAACCGAAGGAAGTCAATCCCTTACATTACAAACTCCAGTTCTTGGAGGACGAGAGTTCACACTTCCAGATAGGACCGCATACAACTCTGAACATGTTTTTGTAGAACATTTTTCTTCTCCTGGCGAACAAAAAACAATATCTAGGGGATATTTGGACAGAGAGGCAGAAGAATATTCTGTCTATAATGATCTCAATTATAGAAATTCTCTGGTTAGAAATAGGTTAAATATTGACGAATCGACTCATGCTGGACAATTCGGAGTTCATCCAACGGCATCAGCATATGCGAATTATCATAAAATAAACAGAAACACGTCGAGGAGAATAGAAGAGGATGGTAGCGCATTCATAACCGCTTCAGTTTATGATAATGCTTTTGTTCAAAGACCCATTCCTCAAAGTGAATTACAATATGCTTGGATAACGTCTTCTGCCATTCCTGAACTTTGTCCAATTGGTTATGCTTCAGAATTTTATGTTCCCAGTGGAAGCACATCAGTTCCTGGTTTTGATTTGGTTTTTATTTCTGCTAGCAGTGATATTGAAGGTATAAGCGGAATAAGGGTAGATTTCGCAGGAATTAATACTCTCATTAAAGATTCACTTACTGCTTCTATCAATCTGTTGAGTTCTTCAGAATATAAAAATACTTTATTTGGAACAATTCCAGAACATGAAGTATTGAATAAATTATTATTACATCGCAATGGTCCATACCAATATCCATCATGGAAACAAATCAGAACTGGTGAACATCCAATTGCTAGAAAACATAGAGAAACAAATATTTTGTCTGTAAGCGATCCTACCAAGGAAAGACTTATAACGACAAACACCGGACAAAGGATTCCTTACAAGGATCGCCGTTCAGATACATTTACAAATTATGAAGAACCTGCTGTTGTATTTCGCAATAGACCAATGATTCATACTTTGAATGTTAAAGGAAGTAACACTCCAGTTTCCTTAAGACATTCATATTCAAATAATATAGGCATGTTTGCCAATACAGATTTGAATAATAAATTGGGATTGAGCAAGTGTGATGATCAGATGTATGATCGTATTAAGGAATTATACATTGATGCCGATCAAAATGAATTAGAGAATCCGATAGATGGATTTTTATCTTTACAATATAGTGAAGTTATTTATCCGAAGGAAATTAATACAGGAAAGAAAATAATAAGAGGCAGAACAAACCATGCTGAAGATGCGTCAGTATCTGGTACTTTTGTATATAATTTCTACGATTCAAATCAGGCTCTTGTTTTAGAAAATGTTTCATCTGCTTCGTATGGTCATAATGGAATAGATAGAAATCCTTTAGAGAGAAGAACGTTTTGGAGAAATGATCCGAAGAAAAGAAATCGATTTGGCTTGATAGATGGACATCTCGAAGAAGGTTCATATATAGTAAGATCTGGTTCTCTTACAACTCCTTTGATAAATTCACAAGGGATAAGGGATGGCGACGCTCCAAGTCTTTGGCCGTTTGGAATTGAACTTTATCACACTCAGTCATATGAATACCCTGATGGAAATTCTAAAAATATGGGTAAGTGGGGAAATTACGACTCTGGAGAATTATCCCCGGATAGAACCATTTATGAAGTTAATCTGCCTCCTCCTACATTTGCCGTTAGAGATTGGTTTTATATACAAAGAGGTGCCAGTGCCAGTGCGGATTTCGGTTCCGGAAGTCACTTCTATTACTTTTTACATCCAACTGCATCTGCCTTATATAACAAACCTTTTGGTGATCTTTTTGCCAACACTTATCATGACTTTAATTTTTCTGAAAACGGAAAATCCTATGAACTTGTTCAAGATACTTATGAGCATCGATTTAGAACAAGTATTTTATCAGGCAAGAATCCGTGGTTTGATTCGTACGAAGAATTTTTTGATGATATCAAAAGTCTAAGTAAAGATTACTCAATCATTCCAGAATTTAATATATCACAGAATATGGATTTTTATGTTAACAAGCAAGGCGGAAATTTTAGAAAGTCAAATAATAAATTTTTATCCAATGTTGGAGCATTTATTACACAAAGTGCTACGACCGAAGAGTCTGGACTTGATGAGACATTTTTCAAAACATTTTCACATTCAGACATAATGAAACATTATGATGTTATATATAACGATCATAACGATATTGATAATCATGTTGAAAGAATAACTCTTAAATGTAAAGGTATTAAAAAATTATTACCTTACAATGGATTCTATCCAGTCACTAGAACAGTTCAATTAGCTACATTGTTTTCTCAATCTTATGCTCCACATATTGGTGGATTGTATTGGAAAGACGGAAAACCTCGCGATTCGAGCATGAATCCACATTCTGGAAATCTTGCTGTAATGTCTTTATTGCAGCCGTTTTTCGCTCCAGGCATTTTGTATAATACTATTAAATCTGGTATCGCAATGGATTTTCCAGTTTTTACTGGTTCTCAAGGAGATATAGGAACATTGGGAGCTGGTGCAAATCTTTTATTTTATGATGATCCAAATTATAAAATTCAATTCGAATCTTTATTAGATATCAAGAATGGATCTAATAGAGGTGGAGTGCCTATTTCTTCCTCAAATGGATCTGGTTCGATATATTGGAATCTCGTTGAGTTTCTCGCCGGCGCCACGAACCTTCCAGGTAATCGAAGAGATATATTTTTTGATTGGAATGGAGGTGAATCAAATTCTTTGTATAAACTGTCTATGCATAATTTTCTTGCTGAATCAATTAATTTTTTTCTTGAAGGAAGTAAGGTAAAAGCCATTATTTCTAAACCTTCTAACAAAATGCGAGCAATGGTTTCTGGCAACTCTTATTATATGGACGTTAAATTATATAAAAGTGACGATTTGTTGATGTATGGTTCTCGCTGGAATAGTACAGATAAATTATTTCATACTGCTTCGTTTGCTTATGGACCGTCCGGACCGAACGGCGCCGGACCGGATTCGACAGAAATTGTGCCGGATTATGCAGCATTAACATATACGGGAAGATTTTTTGGGCATCCTTTTAAGTGGGCTGATGATTTTAACGATCGTGCAACGGATATCGCTGACCGTCTTTACGCATTTGGTATTGCTGCATTTGGAAATGCTACAGCTATAGGAAGTCATATGAGATTGGTACGTTACGCCGATCCAGCATATGCTCCATATTTGCCACCTTATTATTTCAAAGATTCTGTTGCTAGAATTTCATATAAAGCAGATGGAACCGAAAAAGAGAAGTTTGATCCTATTTCGTATGTGCTATCTAAAGCAAATGTAGAAAATTATAATAATACATTAAGGGATTTTATAGCCTTTTATAATCATGATGGGTATGATGCTGTTCCCCTTCGTCCTGCTTGGCAAGGACGCTCTACAGTAAGTTCTTCTATTAATTTATTTGGAGTAAGTAAAGGATTGAAAGTTACGTATGATACAAAATCGTTTAATACTATAACTGGAAAAGCAGCAGCACAATCGATCGAGGATGCCGATTCCACATTTAATTCGTGGGCAATTTCTCCTCGTTTTGAATGCCCAATTCTGAATTTTAAGAACCAACCAACTGAATATTATGACATCATCGTGGATGACACAGCAATAAAAAGATATCAAATACCAAAGGGAATGTGGAGTGGATATGGAGAATTTTGTTCTGGATCTACTGGTGTATATATGTCTGTTGAGGAGAGTTTTTCAAATTTAACTTTAGAAGAACAACTAGTAACGGGTTCATTGATCAATGTATTTGGATTTAATACAGAACCTTTGCGTTTAGGAGAACCAAATACTGGCAAAGAAATTGCAGAAGCAATTGTTGCTATTCCATTTATTGATAATCTTTTTAAGGATGACGAATTTGCAGTTACTACTAATGTGATGGGAAGGAATTTTTTCAAAATAGACGAGACCCAATGGAGGACACAAAAAAGCAAAATTGAAGCTGGGCAAGACGCCATCGATCCAAC